GGCTGGGGGCTAGGCGCAGGGGGTTGTGCAAACGGAAAACGGCGCGGCTTTCGCCGCGCCATCCCGGGCCACGGATTCCGGATCGCCCGTCAGGTGCCGCGCGAGGCGGGCGGCCCGGCCATGGTGTGGCGGCTGACCTCGCCGCCTTCCAGCCAGCGCTTGATGCGGTTGGCGTCGCCGATGCGCGTGTATTTGCCGAGCGCGTCGAGCAGCACGATGATGACCTTGCGTTCCGCGATCTCGGCCTGCATCACCAGGCAGTGGCCGGCCTCGTTGATGTAGCCGGTCTTGGACAGGCCGATGTGCCATTCGCCTGTGCGGGTCAGGCGGTTGGTGTTCACGAAGGCGAGGTCGCGCCAGTAGACCTGGGTTTTCCTCTTCTTTTTCACCACCACCTTGTGTTTGCCGACGCTGTATTCGCTGCTGGTGGAGATGCGGCGGATGTCGGGGTAATGGCTGTAGGCGTGGTCGACCAGTTTGACCAGATCCTCGGCGGTGGACTGGTTGAGGCTGGACAGGCCGGTGGGGTCGACGAACAGGGTCTTGCCCATGCCGAGCTCGCGCGCCTTGCGGTTCATGGCGGCGACGAAGGCATCGAGGCCGCCGGGATAGGTGCGGCCCAGCGCGTGGGCGGCGCGGTTTTCCGAGGCGATGAGGGCGAGGTTGAGGAGCTGCTCGCGGGTATAGCTTGCGCCGATCGGCAGCCTGGAGCCGGTGCCTTTCAGCCGGTCGATGTCGTCCTTGGTGATGGTGATGCGCTCGTCGAGCGGCCGGCCGGCGTCCAGCGTGACCATGGCCGTCATCAGCTTGGTGATCGAGGCGATCGGCGTCTGCAGGTTGGGATTCTTGGCGTACAGCGCTTCGCCGCTCAGCTGGTCGTATACCAGCACCGAAGCCGATTTCAGCTCGAGCTCGCTGTCTGCGGCATACGGGCTCGCGTAGCTTACGCGCAGTACCGAGCCGTCTGCGGCCAAGGCAGGGCCGGCGGCCAGGAAACCGAGGGCCATCAGCGGTAATAAGTTGCGGAATTTCATCGTCTCTCCCCCATTTGCCCGGGTCACTCCCAGTACGACTGCCAAGGCGCATAACTTTAACCCAGATCGTCGCCTGCAACGCGAGCGGGCAGCGTGCCGTGGACAGGCTGGTTTCAATACAACGCCGGCGGCGGTTTATTTTCATTGATAACACAATTTGGGTTGACCGCAAATCAAAATAAGTTATATATGGCAATAGGTTGGGAGGGTTTTCGAGATTTCACTCAAAAATGCCGCGCCAAGTTTGCTGGATGCTCACCCGGGGGTGCTGGCCAAACTCGTCTCCAATCTGGCGCGCGAGCCGGTTTCCGTCGAGGCGCTCGCCGCGCATGCCGGCTTCGACCCCGCGCTGAGCCTCGCCATCCTGGAGGCCGCGACCGCGGCCAACGGCGGGCAGGCGCCCGCTTCCCTGACCGCCGCCTGCCGGAGCCTGGGCGTGGATTTCCTGCGCGTGCTGGCGCTTACCGCCCGCCCCCGCGACGCCATGCAGGAGACGTGGGCAGCCGCCATCCGTGTCGCCTATCTGGCGCGGCTGATCGCCGCGCACACCCAAAGCTGCGACGAGGAGCAGGCCTGGGTGGCCGGCCTTGCCCACACTCTCGCCGATGATGCGGGCTGCGCCGAGGAGGAGAGGCTCACGGCGTGGCTTCTGGCCGCCGACCCCGCCGGCTTCGTGCTCGATGCCGTGCGCCATTGCCGCGCCTCGCCGGCGCGGGTCAAATCGGCGCATCCCCTGGTGCGGGTGCTGCAGCTCGCCGTTTCCCTCACCTACAGCGTGCACGTCAACGGCAACGTCGGCGTGCGCGCATCGCTGGGCGGCCTGGGGCTCGACGCCGCTGCGCTCGAGCGCCTGGAGAACGAGGCGGAGTATCTGGCCGGGGAGGCCATCCACCGCTATTCGGCGGGCGAAGCGCTGCCGGGCGCGGCCGGCGCGCTCGCCGAGGCCTATGCCGGGCTCGCGCGCCGCGCGGCCTTGCAGGAATATCTCGAACACGCCGCCGACATCGCGGCGCTTGCGCAGCGCGCCGGCCTGCTGCTGCGCGCGCTGTTTGGCGTGGCGCCGGCGCTGCTGGCGCGAGTCGAGGGCAGGCGGCTCGTGCCGCTGCCAGGCTGGCTGGCGCCGGTCGGCCTGGCGGCACTGGCGCTGCCGGCCGATCTGGTGCCGAGCGTGCTCTCGCGCGCGGCCGGCGGCACCGCGGCCTACTGGCAGGCGGCAGTGGGCGACCGGTTCCCGGTCGTCGATGCCCAGCTCGCACGCCTTCTGGGCGCGCAAAGCCTGCTGTGCGAACCGCTCGCGCTGGGCGGCCAGAATGCGGTGCTGATCGCCGGCAACGCCGCCGAAGACCTCACCGAACTGCCGGCGTGGCGCGGGTTCCTGCAGGCGCTGGCCGCGCGCGCGGCCGCCCTGCAGACCGGGGTGCCGGCGCAGGGCGACAGCGTGCCGCGCCACGAGGTGCGCAAGGCGGTGCACGAGGCCGCCAACCCGCTCACCATCATCCGCAATTACGTCAACCTGCTGGCGGCCAAGTTTTCCGCCGACCACGACACCCGGCGCGATCTCGCCATCATCGGCGGCGAGATCGAGCGCGTGGCCGGCATCCTGCAGGGCCTGGGTGCACGGCACAAGGCGCCGCCCGAGGCCGATCCGCCGAGCTGGGTCGACGTCAACCAGGTGATCTCGGAACTGGTGAGGATGTCGCTCGACACCCTGTTCCTGCCCAACAAGGTCAATGTCGGGATCGACCTCGACCCCGGCCTCGGCAGCCTCTTTCTCCCGCGCGACCCGCTGAAGCAGGTACTGCTCAACCTGGCGAAGAACGCGGTCGAGGCCATGCCTGAGGGCGGCAGGCTCGGCTTCGCCAGCGCGCGCGCGGTACATGTCGGGCGCAACTGCGCGCTCATCACCGTGGCCGACACCGGACCGGGACTGCCGCCAATGGTGCGCGAACGGCTCTTCCAGCCCGCCGTCAGCAGCAAGGGCGGCGAGCACGCGGGGCTCGGGCTCTACATCAGCCACAGCCTCGTCACGGCCATGGGCGGAAAGATCGAATGCGACAGCGACGCCAGCGGCTGCCGCTTCAGGATTTACCTGCCCATGGCAAAGATGGGCGAAAACGCGCTGCCGGGCAGCCACGGCACATGAATGGAGGGGACGATGCAAGCCACAGCCAGCGATACCCAGCCCACGGTCGGCAGCCTCGAACGGCGGCCGCGCGTGCTCATCGTCGATGACGACGCGCTGGTGCGCGACAGCCTGGCGCGGCTCATCGCGGCGCATGGCCACGCCACGCACGCCGCGGCGAGCGGTGAGGAGGCGCTCGCCGCCGTGGACCGGATGCAGTTCGACGTCATCCTGCTCGACCTCAACATGCCCGGCATGGACGGCATCGCCGTGCTGGACGTGCTGAGGCGCCGCGGCGTGGCCACGCCGGTGATCGTGGTCTCCGGCGACAACGCCATCGACAGCGCGGTCAACGCCCTGCGCCACGGCGCCGCCGATTTCATCCGCAAGCCCTACAAGCCGGAAGAGCTCTTGAAGCGCATCGGCAACACCCTGAACAAGCTGCGTCTGGAAAGGGAAAACGCGCAGATCCAGCAGCGCCTGCAGCAGTCGGAGAAATGGCACCGCTTCCTCGTCAACACCTCGCCCGACTTCATCTACACCCTGGACCGCGAGGGCCGCTTCACCTTCGTCAACGACCGCGTCGAGAGTCTTCTGGGCTATACGCGCGGGGAACTGGTCGGCCGCCATTTCAGCGAGATCATCCATGACGAGGACCAGTTCCGCGCCGAACACGTGTTCAACGAGCGCCGCACCGACAGCCGTGCCGCGCGCAACGTCGAGCTGCGCCTGAAGTGCAGGGAAGGGCGCGAACGCCCGCGTGTGATGAACGGCCGCTACCGCACGGTGGAAGTGACCGCCACCGGCATGTACGAACACTCCGACAACCGCTTCGACAACCGCTTCATCGGCACCTACGGCGTGGTCAAGGACATCAGCGACCGCAAGCAGGCCGAGGAGACCGTGCACTACCAGACCTATCACGACCTCCTGACCGGCCTGCCCAACCGCGCCAAGTTCCGCGACCATCTCGGCCGCGCCCTGGTCTACGGCAAGCGCAGGCAGGAGGCGCTGGCGGTCATGATCCTCGACCTCGACAACTTCCGCGTGGTCAACGACTCCCTCGGGCATGGCGTCGGCGACGAGCTGCTCATCCATGTCGCCACACGCCTGCGCCAGTGCCTCGACGACGACGACATCCTCGCGCGCCTGGGCGGTGACGAATTCGCGGTGCTGCTGCCCCATGCCGCCTCACGGCTGGAGGCCACCGTGGTCGGCCACAGGCTGATCGAAGCGCTCAACCAGCCGCACCGCATCAAGGGCCACGAGCTCTACATCACCGCCAGCATCGGCGCGAGCTTCGCGCCCGAGGACGGCGCGGTGGCCGACACCCTCATCCGCCAGACCGAAATCGCCATGTACCAGGCCAAGGCCCACGGCGGCTGCCGCGTGCAGCACTGGCAGCCGGCCATGCAGGAAGCCTTCGCCGGGCGCATCCAGATGGAGGCCGACCTTAGGCGTGCGCTGGCGAGCGACGAGTTCGTGTTGTTCTACCAGCCGCAGGTGGACACCGTCAGCGGCGCCATCCGCGGCTTCGAGGCGCTGGTGCGCTGGTGGCATCCGGAACGCGGCATCGTGCTGCCCGACGCCTTCATCCCGTTGGCCGAGGAGACCGGCGTGGTGGTGCCGATGGGCGAGTGGATCCTGCGCCAGGCCGCAGCCCAACAGGCCGCGTGGCGCAGGAGCGGGCTGCCGCCGGTGCGCGTGTCGGTCAACATCTCGCCGCGCCAGCTCGAAACCGCCGACTTCGTCGGCAGCGTGCTGCGCGCGCTGGAGGCCAATGGGCTCGAACCCGGCGCGCTCGAACTCGAGATCACCGAAAACGTGCTGATGCGCGACGTCGAAAGCAATGCCGCCAAGCTCGCCCAGCTCGCCGACGCCGGCGTGCAGCTCGCGGTCGACGACTTCGGCACCGGCTACAGCTCGCTCAAATATCTCTCGCGCTTTCCCATCCACACCCTCAAGATCGACCGCGCCTTCGTCAAGGACGGCGAACTCGACGGCATGTCGATCGCCAGCGCCATCGTCGGCATGGCGAAGAATCTCAGGCTCAACGTCATCGCCGAGGGGGTGGAGAGCATCGCCCAGCTCGAACAGCTGAGAAGCCTGCAGTGCAGCGAAGTGCAGGGCTATCTCTTCGGCATGCCCATGTCGGCGCAGGAGGCCACGCGCCTGCTGCAGGAGCAGCGGCGGGACGACACGGCTGCGATTGGGCACGTTTGACCACAAAACCGTCTTCGCTCCCGGCAGGCACTCGTGTTAAAGTCGCCGACCACGAAGGCCGGTATGTCCATGTCAAAGCCGATAGAGGCATGCCCCGGCGCGTTCGGCATACGGTCCCTACAAACATCTGAGCATTTTGAATCCGTGACCGGCAATTCCAACATCGTCTGGCACCACGCCACCGTCACCCGCGCGCGGCGCGAAAAACTCAACGGCCACAAGGCGGTGGTGCTGTGGTTCACCGGCCTGTCCGGCGCCGGCAAGTCCACCCTGGCGCACGCGGTGGAGGAAGAACTGCGCCAACGCGGCTGTCGCACCTTCGTGCTGGACGGCGACAACGTGCGTCACGGCCTCTCCGCCAACCTGGGGTTTGGCGAGGCAGACCGCCGCGAAAACATCCGCCGCGTGGGCGAGGCCGCCAAGCTCATGATGGAGGCGGGCCTCATCGTGCTCGCCGCCTTCATCAGCCCCTACCGCAGCGACCGCGAGGCGGTGCGCCGGCTCCTGCCGCACGGCGATTTCCTCGAAATCTGGTGCCGCGCTTCCTTGGAAACCTGCGAGGCGCGCGACGTCAAGGGGCTGTACAAACGTGCCCGCGCCGGCGAGATCAAGAACTACACCGGCATCGACGCGCCCTACGAACCCCCGGAAAAACCCGAACTCGTCGTCGACACCGACCGCCTGAGTCTTGCCGAATCCGTCGACGGCGTGCTGAATTTGCTGAAGACGCGCGGCATCATAGGCGGGTGAGGAAGAAAGTTGCTGCCGCTCAATCTGCTGCTGCCAAGGATCGAGGCCATCGCCCGTGAGGCGGGCAGCGCCATCATGGCGGTTTACGGGCGCGATTTTTGCGTCGAACACAAGGACGACCACTCGCCGCTCACCGAGGCGGACACGGCCGCCAACGTCCTCATCACCCGGGCCCTGCAGGACCTGACCCCGGCCATTCCCATCCTCTCCGAAGAAGCGGTGGAAAGCTTTGCCGGACCCAACGCGCAAGGCCAGTACTGGCTGGTCGATCCGCTCGACGGCACCAAGGAGTTCATCAGGCGCAATGGCGAATTCACCGTCAACATCGCCCTGATCGAAAACGGCCGCCCCGTCCTCGGGGTGGTCTTTGCCCCGGCGCTGAACCTCCTCTATGCCGCCGCGCAAGGACTCGGCGCCTTCAAGGTGGACGCAGGCGGCGCGCGAACCGCCATCCATGTCGCCGGGCACAGCGAGGGCACGCCCTGGAAAGTGGTCGGCAGCCGCTCGCATGCCGGCGATTCGCTCACGGAATTCCTGGACAAACTTGGAGAATACGAGCTGGTGTCCATGGGCAGCTCGCTCAAGTTCTGCCTGGTGGCCGAAGGCAAAGCCGATCTCTACCCGCGCTTTGGCCCGACCTCATTGTGGGACACGGCGGCCGCCCAGTGCATCGTCGAAGAGGCCGGCGGCAGCGTGCTCGATCTCCAATCGAAAAGCCTGGGTTATGGCGAGCCGGGCAAGAGGCTCAATCCGTTTTTCATCGTGCAGGGGCAGGCCCGGCAGAGGGGAAACTGAATCATGGCCTGCGCCGAGAGCAAAACGCGCAACCGATAGAGGTTGCGCGTGGAAGGGTGGTGGTGGAATCCGGAACCCAAGCCAAGGCCAATTCCTGAACCCGAGTCCGTTCCTTCGACTACAGTCCGCATTTTGCCATATTCGGCCGTTTCGCGGACACCGGCCGAAACAGGTGGATGGGCTGACTGGCGACGTTCGATGCCGACCATATGGTAGCCAGTCGCCCCCCCCGAAACACCCGACAGGATAGCAACATCACAGACAATGCATTCGCATTGACACGACAAGGCGATTGCATTACTATGCAACGCATCCGCCTCTTTGACTGGAGATCGTCATGCCCGCCACCCTTGAAGTCGAATCCACGCTGACCGACCGCTACCAGACCACGGTGCCGGAAACCGTGCGCCGCGCCCTGCGGCTTGGCAAGCGCGACAAGATTCATTACACCATCCGCCCCAGCGGCGAGGTGGTGCTGACCCGCGCCGAGGCCACCGAAGGCAACGACCCAGTACTCGGCCAATTCTTGAGCTTCCTCGCCCGCGACATCGCCAGCCACCCCGAGCGTCTGCACGCGGTGAGTGCTGGCCTCGTCCAGCGACTGCACTCCCTGGTCGGCGATATCGAAGTCGATCTCGATGCCGCCCTATCGGCAGACGATGAATGAGTGCGGGTACATCCGCGCCCCTGGTCATTCACGGCTGGACGGTGTTTGCTCACCCGTTGTTCCTGGCCCAGATTGAAGTGCTGGCGCAGCAGGTCGAGGCCCTCCAGCAGAAAGATCCGGCCGGGTACAAAAAGAAGAACGCCAGCAAGCGATTGGCGGCGATCAGCAAACTCGCGTTCGACGTCATTCCGCAAGATCCTGCGCGACCGGAGTACCGGCAAGGCGACACCCTTGGGACCGAACACAAGCACTGGTTCCGCGCGAAGTTCTTCCAGCAGTACCGGTTGTTCTTTCGCTACCACGCACCCAGCAAGGTGATCGTGTTTGCGTGGGTCAATGACGAGGACACCAAGCGCGCCTACGAGAGTAGCGACGACGCCTACCGGGTATTCCGCAAGATGCTGGAGAGCAGCCATCCGCCGGACGACTGGAGCCAGCTGCTGGCCGAAGCCCGGGCCGAGGGGCAGCGCTTGCAGCGGCTCTCCGCCGGCATCGCGCAGTAGCGCTTGGCTTTTGTGGCGAGCAGCGTTGTCATGGGGTCGTCAGCCTTGGAGAAGAAGATGCACTATCCCGTGATGACCGAGAGGCAGGTCGCTGCCCGATGGCGGATCAGCGTGAAAACCTTGCGGCGCTGGCGCCTCGATAATGTAGGGCCTATCTGGCACAAGCTGTTTCACCACGTTCGCTACCACGAGGCGGACGTCCTCGAGTTCGAGCGCCAGAGCGCACAGCACTGGATGGCGATCCTCGATGAGGGCGAGCGTGTTCCACGCATCGTTACGCGCCCGCCGAAAAACGCCGACAAGCCTCAAGCACCGGATACCCCCGAGCCCGAGGTGCAGTACGCCAGCGCGAAGGAGGTCGTCAAGGCAACCGGCCTGCCCGCAAACCTGTTCACCGACCGAAATGAGCGGGAGCGCAAGCATGTCCCGCATCTGTTGCTGGTCAAGAACTTGCGCTTCTCGCTGGAGGCCATCCTGCAGTGGGAACTGGCGAACAGTGTTCGGGGTGATGTGAAGGAGTTGGTGAAACCGCCCGCTGCGTTTGAGTCGGAGCCTCAACCGCAACCCATGGCCCGCGTGCCGCGCTGGTATGAAGTGGTGCAGGAACAGGACAGAGAACGGCTCGGTAATACGACATAGCCTGAACGAATGTCCCTGCTTTTGGATGAAATGGCACTGTTTTGGCCATTTGTCCCTAGATGGTGGAGGTTACCCGAAAAGAAAACCGGCATCTGCAAGCAGTGCGGGTTCGGGCGGAATCCGGCGCGTCGGCACGGTAATCCCTCGCCCCCTACGCCGGTATCTCACCCACCGGCAGGAAGTCGCCCTGCTCGTCATCACGTAGGCTGATGTACTCCAGCCGCCACAGATCCACGCGGCGCAGATCGGCGAGCGTCATACGCGTGTCTGCCACGGCCTCGCAAGCGTCGAGCGCGATCTCCGTGGCCACTTCGGGCTTTCCATAAGAAGTTTCGAACAGATCGCGCAGCTGCCTGGCAACGCGTTCGGCCGCTGTCCTTGCGTCGGCGCCCCCTTCGTTGGCGTCGTAAACAACAGAAACCGACAGCACGTAGGGCTCGCCCTCCCTCGCCTCTGTGCCTCGCTGCTCGCCCAGATCGAAGAACAGCCCGACCAGATACTTGGCATCGGGCTCCAGAATCTTGGCGATCATCTGCTCAACGGTGCGCTTGCCCGAGCGCTTGCGCAGACGCTCCTCGAAAGCATTGGGGAAGGCCGGGCGACCGTATCGGGCGGCAAGCCACTGCTTCAGAGCACGCTTCGCGTCAACCGGCAGCGCGAGGCTGTAGTCTTTGGCAGCGTGCGCAGCGAAGTCACTTTTCGGCACGCTGCGACGATCTCCCTGCCGGAGCTCAAGAATCAACGCCGCAGCGTTGATTCCCTCGTAGGCGAGGTGGAGTCGTCGCGGGTGCTTGGCGTAGGAGAGCTGCGGATCGTCCTTGAGGATCACTTCGGCGACGATGACCTCGACGCAGTGCTCGCTTTCGTGCGGCAAGTCGCAGTCATGGGTGATGACGACCGCGCGGTGTCCATGGCCGATCGCGTCGACCAAACCCAAGGTGGCTGCAGCCTCGCAGGTCAGAAGATCACCCTGTCGCCAGTCCGTATCGCGCGCCAGCATCCATCGCCCCTCGACCTATCGCTCGGGGGACCCGGGAATGGACAACTCGGTACGCCAATCGTCCGATGGCTTCGCTTTCGACTTGGCCAAACCTGACCGATCGTAAGCCGCGTCCATCGCCTTGGCTTCGGCGATCAGCGACTGGATGTGCGACGGCAAGAGCTGACCGGCAGCAGCGAGGTCCAGCAAAGACCGGCCTTCAAACGCCTTCATCTTCAGCATGGAAGATGCGCGCGCGATGCCAGCGTCGCGAAAAGCGTCGGCCGCATGGCTGAGGGTGCGAATCCGCTCGAACTTGTCTGGCTCCGGCGTCGCTTCTCCGCCGATCCACTTGTAGATCGCCTGCCGCGATACGCCGAACACAGCGGCCAGATCCGCGATGGCCGGATTCAGCGCTTGGCGGATGTTGGCAAGGTGGTCAGATGCAGATCGCAGATCCGGCCGCTGTTCCTGGCTCTCGTCAGTCGCCCCCACATCAACATGAAAGGGCACGCGCGCCTCCACCATCCTGCGCCAGTCGCCGGCGCGGGAGAGATCGAAAATACTGCCGGTGCCACTAATCACAAAAGCCGGGCCGATCAGCGCAAAGGCGGCGGTGGCGGCAGCCCGGATCGGCGCGGTGAACGGTATCGGTCGCGGGGAAGGGAGTGTTGCTGTGTACATGGCGTTTGCCTTGCTGGGTTCAGGCCCACGCGCCGCGTGCGTGATCCGTCGTCGTTGCGTGGAAGACGGATTTGATGGTTGCATGCAGCGAGAGCAGCTGTTCACCTAGCCTGTCCATGTCGATCGGCATGCGGCCCTCGACGAAGTGATCGGTATCAATGACCGCATGCGCTTGAGATTCCTTTACTTCGAACTTTGGATTGATCATCAAGCCGCTGGGCTGCATGTCCGGCGGGAACCCCAGGGGCGCGGTCATCCTATGCACCCGAGCCACGAGCGTCCCCATCGGAACCAGTGGGCCAATTTCCGTCTTAAAGACCGATTCCGCCAGCCTGTAAAGTGGCTGCGCATCGAACTCGATCCCATGCAACCCGCCAACAAGGTACTGCTCCACGCTCTCGCCGGCGCGAGGTAACACGGCATCCAGGTAGCGAAGGCCCAACCGGCTGACGTGGTCAAGGGTGACCGCCTCATGCACAGCCGCCAGGCCGCGCAGCAGTTCGGGGATGAACTCCTTGTGCGTGTCGTAGTGGGTCGTGTGGTACGTGATGGCCGACGGCGCCAGAATGAACCCGGCCGTGCGGTCGCTGCGGGTGATGAGCCATTGGTGCACCTGCGTAATCTGCGGCTCTGCCTGCAGCGCCTGTCCTGGCCCCGGCACAACCAGGTGCGTGATCTGTTGCGGCTCGAACAACGGGTATCCCTCGCGCCGCAAGCGATCCTGGATCTGATCCACGTACTTGGACATCGCAGCGACAGGATTGAAGTGCGCCTGCGCAAGGGCGTAGTACACCGGCGCGTTCGAAATCCTCTCACTCACGGGAAGGCTCCGATCTTCTTTGGTTGACAGTTCGGTTGTCAGTTTACACCATGGTTGACGACCGGGCCAAAAAGATCGCCTTGTCACCTCGGCCGCCCCACGGGCTTGACAAAATAGTGCGATATTGCAAATATCGCATATATGACAAGAATTGACTCTCTTCCTCTTCTTCTGCGCTCTATCCGCGCCAAGCTGAACCTCACCCAGGAACAGCTTGCCGAACGCTTGGGCGTCTCCTTCGCCACCGTCAACCGCTGGGAAGGGGGTGGCAACAAACCCCAGCGCGCGGCGCAGGAGGCCATCCTCGCGCTGGTACGCGAGGCGGGTGTCGAGGGTGCCGAGAGCCCCCCGGCGGCCGAGGCCGCCGCGCAGGTGACCCGCCGCCGCACGAGGCGGCCGGCGGCCGCCACACCCACGACCAAGCCGATGGAGCAGATGCTGTGGGATGCCGCCTGCTCGATCCGCGGCGAAAAGGACGCAGCCAAGTTCAAGGATTATCTGCTGCCGCTCTTGTTCCTCAAGCGCCTGTCCGACGTGTTTGACGACGAGATCGAGCGCCTGGCCGAGGAATATGGCGACCGCGCCACGGCCCTCGAGATCGCGGAGGCTGACCATTCCCTGCTGCGCTTTTACCTGCCGCCGGAAGCGCGCTGGGCGGTGATCAGCGGGCGCGAGTCGTTCGAGTGGCCGCTCGATGACCGTGACCGCCCGACCGCACCCCGGGACATCGGCGAGCATCTGACCCGCGCCGTGCGTGCCGTGGTCAAGCAGAACCCGACGCTCTCCGGCGTGATCGACGTGGTGGACTTCGCCGCCGAAAGGAACGGCGAGCGCGACATCAACCCGGCGAAACTCCGCGGCGTGGTCGAGACCTTCTCCGACCCGCGCTATCGCCTGGGGTTGGCCGACGTGCAGCCCGACTTCCTCGGCCGCGCCTACGAATACCTGCTCAGGAAGTTCGCCGAAGGCTCCGGCCAGAGCGCCGGCGAGTTCTTCACGCCGACCGAGGTCGGTTTTCTCATGGCGCACATCCTGCGGCCCAAGCCTGGCGAGACCTGCCACGACTACGCCTGCGGCTCGGCGGGGTTACTCATCAAGCTGCAACTGGTTGCCCGCGAGCTCGACCCGGTGAGCCGCGTGCCCTTGAAGCTCTCCGGCCAGGAACTCATGGCCGAGAGCTACGCCGTGGCGCAGATGAACGCCATCATCCACGACATGGAGGTGGAGCTTGCGCGTGGCGACACCATGATCAACCCCAAGTTCAGAAACAGCGACGGCTCCATCCGCCAGCACGACATCGTGGTGGCCAACCCGATGTGGAACCAGCCTTTTCAGCCGGACCTGTTCGCCAACGACCCGTTCGACCGCTTCCGCACGGCGGGCGGCATCACATCGGGCAAGGGGGACTGGGCTTGGCTGCAACACACGCTCGCCTGCATGAACGACCACGGCCGCGCCGCCGTGGTGCTCGATACCGGCGCGGTCACGCGCGGCTCCGGCTCCAAAAACGAGGACAAGGAGCGCAACATCCGCAAATGGTTCGTCGATAACGACCTCATCGACGGCGTGATCCTCTTGCCCGAAAACCTCTTCTACAACACCACCGCGGCGGGCGTGATCGTGGTGCTCTCCAAGCGCAAGAGCGCCGCGCGCAAGGGCAGGATCGTGCTCCTCAACGCCAGCAAGCGATTCAGAAAGGGCCGGCCCAAGAACTACCTGCCCGAGGAGGACATCCGGCCGCTCGCGGCGATGTATCTGAAAGCCGAGCCGGTCGAGGGCGAGCTGGCGGTGATCACCACCGAGCAGGCAAGGGAGGCGGATTACAACCTGAGTCCGAGTCGATGGGTGGGGCAAAACGGCGTGGCCAATGTGGGTTCCGTCCAAGAGCTGCTTACCGAGTTGATTCGGCTCGACAAGCAGACACATGGTCTGACCGAAAGCCTTGCGAAGCTCTTGGCGGGAGTGGCCGATGGGACTGCTTGATGCCGACCTTCCGAATGGCCGCCGATGGATTCGCGTGGGCGACTGCTTCGAAGTCACTCGCAAGCCGCGCGGCTTGAATCCCAGCGACTATCGCGTAATTCCCTTCGTGCCGATGGAGGCTATTTCTCAGGGGGGGTACTACGAGCCGCGCTATGACGCGAAACCAGGCCTTCAGATCACTAGCGGCACCTATTTTGAACGCGGCGATCTCCTGATAGCGAAAATCACCCCGTCCTTCGAGAACGGCAAACAGGCGTGGGCCAGAGAACTACCGGCACCGTTTGGTTATGCAACGACGGAGGTCATTCCATTGCGTCCAGTCGCGCGGGGTTACGACGCGCGATTGCTGTTCTTCTACTTGCTACATCCGGAGATTCGTGCCTACGTCTCAGAGCGTATGGAGGGGTCAACCGGGCGACAGCGGGTGCCAGAGCAAGTTCTGCTGGACTTGCCTTACCCCGATACTCCACCCGAAGAGCAGAAATCCATCGCCGATGCGCTTGAGCGAGTGGTTCAGCAAAGCGAATTCGAAGAGCGTTCTGCGCAAAGGGCGCAGGAACTCAAACGCGCCGCCCTGCGCGAGCTGTTCACGCGCGGCCTGCGCGACGAGCCGCAGAAGGACACCGAGATCGGGCCGGTGCCGGAGAGTTGGAACGTTGGCAGCTTTGCCGACGTGCGCGAGTGGCTGCAATACGGCACATCGGTTCATTGCACCTTGCAGAAGAAAAACTACCCGGTTCTTCGCATCCCGAATGTGGAGCCGGGCAAGGTCAATGACGCTGAACTCAAGTATTGCGACCTCTCCGACGCTGAAGCTGGGAAATATCTGCTTCAGAACGGCGACCTACTCTTCATCCGCACGAATGGCGTGCTGGACCGTCTGGGTTCATGCGCCGTTTACGACGGCCAGCCAGAAAAGGCGCTTTTCGCGTCGTACCTGATTCGCGCTCGGCTCAAACCTGACATTGACCCGCGCTTCGTCGCCTACTTCTACGCATCGAGTTTTGGCACTTCGCTGGTTGCTGGCCGCGCAACACCAGCGGCAGACGGCAAATACAACTTGAACACCGGCACGATTGATTCGTTGCCGCTTCCGCTGCCCGCCACGCTTGACGAACAGCGCGAAATCGTCGCCATCCTCGACGCCATCGACCGCAAGATCGAGCTGCACCGCAAGAAGAAACAAGTGCTGGAAGAACTCTTCAAGGCCCTGCTGCACAAGCTGATGACGGGCGAAATCCGCGTGGCCGACCTCGACCTCTCGGCTCTCGATTCCTCTCACACGCCCCACGTGGCGGCTTGATAGAAAAGGAGGCTTAGGCTATGATCAAGCCGTCATCCGCCCCTGGCAGTAAGCCTTCCCTCACCGATTCAGGGATCGCCGAACCCCGGGGCAATTCTTTTTCCGGCGGCCGCGCTGCCGACCTGCTGCGCCACGTCACCCCCGTTGTCACGGCGGTGATGGTGGATGCAGAGTTCTTCCTCAAGCGCGCTCGTCGCCTGTTCGGCACAACGTCGCCCCGCGACGCGGCCGAAAAGCTCCACAAGCTGGCGCTGGACCACCTCAACGATGCCAAAGGCCGGCGCACTGCCCGCCTGTACCGCATTTTCGTCTACGACGCGCCGCCAGCGGCCTGGAAAGGGCATACGCCGCTAGGCAAGAAGTCGCTGGACCTAGCCCAGTCGCCGACGGCGCAGTGGCGGCACGAGTTTCACGAGGTGCTGCGCGGCTTGCGCAAGGTGGCGCTGCGCATGGGCGAGATCCCCACCAGCCAGGCGCGTTGGCAGCTAAAGACCGAGGTGCTAAAGGAGCTCACCAGCGGCAAGCGGCGCTGGGAAAACCTCACAGACGACGACTTCCGTTTGAACCTGCGCCAGAAGGGTGTGGATATGCGCCTGGGCCTGGACATCGCGTCTCTGGCCTACAAGCAGCAGGTCAACCAGATTGTGCTGATCTCGGGCGATGCGGACTTCGTGCCCGCCGCCAAGCTCGCGCGCCGCGAGGGCATTGATTTCATCCTAGACCCGATGTGGGCGACGATCCGTCCCGATCTTTACGAGCATATCGACGGCTTGCGCACGGTCTGTCCGCGGCCGGCCAAAGCGAACACCGACACGACCACGGATCGGGGCGCCGCAAACGCGAACGCGATATGAACCGCTGCGCCTATCTCTTCCTCGACGAGGCGGGTAATTTCGATTTCAGCCCGAAAGGCACGCGCTACTTCGTGCTCACCAGCGTGTGCACGCGGCGCCCGTTTGCGGCGCACACGACACTCGATGACTACAAGCACGACTGCCTGGAGTTCGGGCTGGACACCGAATATTTCCACTGCGCCGATGACAACCCGCGGGTGCGTGGCCGGGTGTTCGAACTGATCGCCGGACACCTTTCCGACTTGCGCATTGATAGTCTGATCGTGGAAAAACCCAAGACCGGGCCGGCCTTGCGCGAGGATCGGCGTTTTTACCCGGAAATGCTGGGCTACCTGCTCAAGTATGTCTTACCTAGAGAGCTCGAATCCGGCGCGGAGGAGGTGATCATCATCACCGACACCATCCCGGTGCAGAAGAAGCGACAGGCCATTGAAAAGGCCATCCAGCAGTCGCTGGCCAAGATGCTGCCGGCCGGCATGAAGTACCGCATCCTGCATCACGCCTCGCGTTCCCATTACGGTTTGCAGGTGGCGGATTATTGCTGCTGGGCGATGTTCCGGAAGTGGCAGCGGGGAGAAACGGAGCACTACGACCGCCTCAAGCCCGCGGTGCGCAGCGAGTTCGACATCTTTCGTGCCGGCACGAGGTACTACTACGGATGAAGCGTGCCATGCCAGAAAAAACGACCCCCCCGACTACTCCGTTGCCGGAGAGAGCCCCTTGGGCTCTTGTCATCGGGGGGGGACCTTTGGCCATGAGTCTAGCGGCTTTCCCCGCAGGAGGCAAGGCTTGTCCGCGGCCTCGAGCAGCCGGCCGTGGTTTCGGCATGGCGCGGTTGCCAAAAATGAAAACGGCCGCCCCCGGCTACCCCAGGCGACGACCGCCGAACGGGCGTTCCCGTTCCCACAAGAAAGGTAGCACAGTCCGTCTCTTGGCGGGGGCCTCCCGGCAGGAGGAACCGGCATGACCCCCCTCGAGATCTCTGAAGCGGGCACGGTGCAGTTCCCAATGGTCCGGCACGCGGCCGAGGTCGGCTGGACGCCGATTGCGCCGGAAGATGCCCGCGCCAGGCGCGGCGGCGAGGCGGGCGCCTTTTTCCGCGATGTGCTGGAGGCCAGGCTTGCCGCGTTCAATCCTTGGCTCACCGCCGATGCGGTGCGCTCGATCGTGGAAACCCTGGACGCGCTGCCCGCCACCATCGAGGGCAACCGCGAACTGCTGGCCTGGCTGCGCGGCGAACGCCAGTGGTACGACGAGGCCGAGAAGCGCCACCGGCCGGTCATGCTGATCGACTTCGCCCACCCGGCGAACAATGTGTTCCACGTAACGTGGGAGTGGAAGGTCAAGCCGCCCGCCCGTAAAGGCAACCGCGCCGACGTGATGTTCCTCATCAACGGCGTGCCGGTGGTGATCGTCGAGCACAAGAACCCGAAAGACGGCGACGCCATCGAGCGCGCCATCAAGCAACTGCGCCGCTACGAGCTGGAAACGCCGGAACTGCTGGCCACGGCCCAGCTCTTCAACGTGACGCACCTCATCGATTACTGGTACGGCGTGACCTGGAACGCCAACCGGCGCGACATGGCGCGCTGGAAGCAGGCGCCGGAAGAGACCTACCGCTTCGCGGTGCAGAGTTTCTTCGAGCCGACCGACTTTCTGCGCACCTTGCAGCACTGGATCCTGTTCTACGTGCAGGACGGCGAGACGCGCAAGTCGGTGCTGCGCCAGCACCAGCGGCGCGCCATCGACGCCATCCTCAACCGCTGCGCGGACCCAGCCAAGACGCGCGGCCTCATCTGGCATACCCAAGGTTCGGGCAAGACCTTCACGCTGCTTACCGCCGCGCGCCTGATCCTGGAGGACAAGGCGCGCTTTGCCAACGCGACGGTGATCCTGGTGGTGGACCGCACCGAACTGGAAGGCCAGTTGAAGGGCTGGGTGGAGCGCTTGCTAGGGGAGATGCAGAGCCAAGACATCGCGGTCAAGCGCGCCAACAACAAGGCCGAACTCCAGGCGCTGCTCGATGCCGACTTTCGCGGCCTGATCCTCTCGATGATCCACAAGTTCGAGGCCATCCGCAAAGACAGTGTGCTTCGCGACAACGTTTACGTGTTCATCGACGAGGCGCACCGGTCGGTGGCCAAGGACCTCGGCACCTACCTGATGGCGGCCGTGCCCCGCGCCACCATCATCGGCTTCACCGGCACGCCGATTGCGCGCACCTCGCAAGGCGAAGGCACGTTCAAGATCTTCGGCGCACAGGACGAGCTGGGCTACCTGGATAAATACTCCATCGCCGAGAGCATCGCCGACGAGACCACGCTGCCGATCAAGCACGTGATGGCGCCAAGCGAGATGACGGTGCCCGTCGAGCAGCTGGACAAGGAGTTCTTCGCACTGGCCGAGAGCGAGGGCGTGACCGATGTCGAGGAACTGAACAAGGTGCTCGACCGCGCGGTGGGCTTGCGCACCTTCCTGACGGCGGACGACCGTATCGAAAAGGTGTCGGCCTTCATCGCGGAGCACTTCAAGGAGAACGTGCTGCCCTTGGGCTACAAGGCTTTCGTGGTGGCTGTGAACCGCGAGGCCTGCGCCAAGTACAAGAAGGCGCTGGATAAGCATCTGCCGCCCGAGTGGAGCGCGCCGGTCTACACCGAGAACTCGGCCGACGTCGTGGACCGGCCGCTGGTGGCCGAGTTGCAGCTTTCCGATGAGGCTGAGGAACAGGTACGCCTGCTGTTCAAGAAGCCCGCCGAGAACCCGAAGATTCTGATCGTCACCGACAAGCTGCTCACCGGCTATGACGCGCCGCCGCTGTACTGCTTGTACCTCGACAAGCCGATGCGCGACCACGTGCTGCTACAGTCGATCGCGCGGGTGAACCGGCCCTACGTGGATGCTAACGGTGTGCAAAAGCGCGTCGGCCTGGTGGTCGACTTCGTCGGCGTGCTGCGTGAGCTGAAGAAGGCGCTGCAGTTCGACTCCAGTGATGTGAGCGGCGTGATCGAGGATCTCGATGTGCTGCTGCAGGACTTCCTGCAACGCATCGAGCAGGCCAAGAAGGACTACCTCGAGGCGGACGACGCCGGTGGCTCGTCCGACGAGCGACTCGAACGCCTCGTGTTTGGCCGCTTCCTGACGACCGACGCGCGCAAGACCTTCTTCGAGCACTACAAAGAGATCGAGGCGCTGTGGGAAATCCTCTCGCCCGACCCGGCGCTGCGTGACCACATTGTAGCCTACAAGCAGCTCAGTCAGCTGTATGCGGCCGTGCGTAACGCCTATGCCGAAAAAGTCGGGTTCGTTGCCGATCTGGCCTACAAGACGCGCCGCCTGATCGAGGAAAGCGCCGAGCAACACGGCCTCGGACGACTGACCAAGAGCGTGACCTTTGACGTGGCGACCCTTAAGTCGCTGCGCGGGGAAAGCGGATCAGACGAAGGCAAGGTGTTCAACCTCGTGCGCGGATTGCAGCACGAGATCGATGAAGATCCGACCGCTGCTCCAATCCTTCAACCTCTGAAGGATCGCGCCGAGCGCATCCTCAAGGATCTGGAGGACCGCAAGACGACCGGCTTGGCCGCGATGGACCAGCTGGCGGCGCTGGCGGCCGAGAAGGAGGCTGCCATGAAGGCGGCACGCGACAGCGGCCTGTCACCTCGCGCGTTCGCGGTGGCCTGGGTGCTGCGTGACGATGCCGCCATCAAAGCGGCGGGCATCGACCCCATGACGCTGGCCAAGGACGCCGAAGCGTTGCTCGGGCGCTTCCCGAATGCCTCGGTCAACGCCGACGAGCAGCGCCGGCTGCGTGCGTCGCTCTACAAGCCCCTGCTCGCTCTGGCGCAGGACGAGCGGGCACGGGTGGTTGATCTGGTGGTTAGGCTGCTGCTCGCGGAGGGCGGCGAATGAAATCGTCGCAGTACCCGGCACAGGACTTGCGACGCCGCGCGCTGGTCTGGGCGGTCAAGCTGAAAGTGAATCCCCGCGTGGTTCGAGTACAGGAGATGCGCAGGAAGTGGGGGTCCTGCTCATCGACTGGGATCGTCACTTTGGCCATCGACTTACTCGACCAGGATGAATGTTTTCAGGACTATGTCATCGTCCACGAGCTGCTTCATCTGCGCTATCCCAGCCACGGGCGCATGTTCAAGGCGCTGATGAGCGCGCATGTGCCGGGGTGGCGTCAATTGGAGCATTCCCGACAAAACCGACTTGCCGGCGTCAGCCGGATCTGAAGCCCTCAACTGTCCAGCCATAGTTTTAGGCGTCTGCGGATTAAGATAAGGTCGCCATTATCTGGCGGGATTTTGGCGATCTTGACAGTCGCCAAAGCGATGATCTGCTCGGCACTGAGCTTGATATCAGCACCGTCAGTCAAAAATCTCTTAAACGCCGCCTTCGCCTTGCTCGTTTCGGCATCGGCATGACCTTGCCCCGGATCGAGTGCTTCCAGGATGATGTGCTCCGGCAGTCTTCTTGGGAAGAAGTCCAGGTGTCTGCGCAACCACCTCAGATAGTTGAGGTGTGCTGTGGTTTTTGCCTCTTTGTGGCCGGCTCCGCCAGATCCGCCGGGAATATGGTAAAGGGGTTCGACGCCAATTTCATGCCTGACCAGATCATCCAGTCTTGCGTGGTCAGCAGGCGCAATCCGGTCCGGATCGGTGAATTCATCTACTCTCTTTTTGTCGCCGTCGAGCAGAACGAATACCTCATCACCGGAAACCATAGCCGACGGCCCCAAATACTTTAGGATTGACTCAGCGCCTCCCGGAGCCACTTTGATCTCGAGAGTCTCGCGATCGCCGGCATCAAGACCTTTAGCTGCATGAATCACAAGCTGTTCCGCAAGAGAATCCTCCACGAGCACACGGCGCTTGTTCTGGGGCGGTTTCCCCAGGCGGTTCAAGGCAGCGGCAGGGGAACTGCGAGGGAGAATGCGCGATTGGAGCCTCCCGTTATCTTCGAACACCTTGATCGCCTCATGCGGTAGTCCGGTTAGGAACTCGCCCGAGTGAGTCGATATTACGACCTGATGCTTCTTGAGCTTGATCTGCCCGAGCAAAAATTTAAGTAATGCCCGTTGGGCTCCTGGATGGAGAGAGGTCTCCGGTTCATCGAGAAGGATCAGCGAGTATTCCTCTGCGGCCAGCACATCCACAACTGTGCTCACAGCCGCAATTTCACCGCTGCCGGCAAAAGCTTCGGAGTACTCTGAGCCGCGTTTGAATACGACGCTCAGATCCTTTCCCCGGTTACCAGGGTAAAGAGAATGTCGAATGAGATGGGCGGAATCATACGAACGACCGAGGATTTCAGACGCTGCAGCAAGCTCATCCGGCGTAAGCGTCCGGTTCTCGAAAATGCGCTCTCGACGCCCCAGCGTATACGACTGCTTGACGTCATCCTTCACCATCTTGAGCCGGCGAGCTGCCCGCAACATAACATCCCGCCTATTTCCTCCGCCAAGGTCATCATCGAAGTAGAAATAGCGGTCAAAGGAACCAAACAACGCTCGAAAATTGATGTAGACGACCTTCCTTCGAACGGGATTCCAACGATCCTTGGCCCTGCCATCGAAATCACCCTCGGGCATCGGCATCATGCCGTCGCGCCCGCTCCAGCGGTACGGCTCCCAGTAGTCACGTTTTCTGCCAATACGTGCCTTGCGGGTCTCTACTACGCCGCCGAATCCGTCATGCCAATAGCCATAGAAATATCGTTGCGGGTCCTTCTTATCATCCTTGATCGGATCAAGATCCGTGGAGAACCAGAACTTTGACGTCGAGTGCCCGTAAGGCATGCCCCAAAGCGCATGCAGCAGCGAGCTCTTGCCTATACCATTCGCCCCGACCAGTGCGGTCAGGGGAAACTCGAAATCGATTCGTGTCCCCGGCTCAATGTTCTTGAACTTGGGGAAAACTGCATGAGTGATGTAATGCTTAAGCGGCTTGCCCGGCTTGAATTTCCCGAGCGTACTGACAAGCGCGGCGATTTCCTCGTTTTCTGACATTCGTGCACCAAATCGCTGCTTGTCACTGCTTAACCAGGTGTTTCCGGATCACCTCTGCCTGCATGCGCGAAAAGACGGGCGGAAGCGCGTTTCCAATCATTTCCGCCGCAGCATACTTGCCCCTGCGCAGTGAAAACACATAGCCGGGAGGAAAGCTCTGCAGGAGAGCCGCCTCGCGGAGCGTGATAGCGCGGTCTTCCGTCGGGTGCAAGAACCTTCCTTTGGACGGATTGATGCAGCCCCCGGTGATGGTAGGTGAGACGTCGTCCCATTTCATTCGGCCATAGACGTCATAGAAGCCGTTCTGCTTTTCATGGCACTTGAGCATCAGGCCCGGGGAAAGCGCCGTTCTGCTGCCGCCGTCCTTGGGGATGGCTCTGATCAGCCGGCGGACTCGTTCGCTGCGCTGCTCGCCAAGATTGTGCAGGGGATCGCTGTCGACGATATCGGCAGGCAGCGTTGCGATCGCATCTCTCACCGTCTTCCGCTTATCGACCGGTACCGGATGGGATATCTGCCCGAGTCTCGAAGCAATGACCACAAGCCGCTTACGGCGCTGGGGAACCCCGAAATCGGCCACGTCGAGGACTTTGTCGACGATGTCGTTGTAACCGAGTTTGCGCAGCTCCCTCTTGAAGTTCCGGTAGCGGGTATAGCGGGCGAGGTTGGGAACGTTCTCAAGCATAACGGCCTTGGGCTGCAACTCGCCGATCAGCCGGAGGAACTCATCAATAAGCCGGTTGCGAGGATCGTCCATCCGCTCCTTCTTGTTGTTGAGTCGAATGCGGGAGAAGCCCTGACACGGCGGGCAACCGGCGAGCAGATCGAGTTCGCCCCTTGCGACGCCGCAGGCGTCCATAATCTCGGAAGCCGAGATTTTCCTTATGTCAACGTTGAACAGATTTACATCGGGATGGTTGGCTGCATAAGTTTCCGCAGCAAGCGGATCGATCTCAACGGCAGCGCCCACGGTGAAGCCTGCATCTTTGAGACCTTGGGTCAGTCCGCCGCAACCAGAAAACAAATCTACGGCCATTAATACTTTGGATTCTTTCTTCATCTTAACGGCTGCCTGTCGGTCATCCCTTGGTCTTGGCGATGGATCTCCCTGTTGCTCGCAAAGGAACCTCGCGGCCCTGCTCCAGGGCTATCCCCTTGCTTTCGCAATAGTCAAGCACGAGCGCCTCGATCATGTTTGACAGTGTTCGATGCTCCCGCTCCGCTGCGATACGCAGCAATTCCTTCATCTTCGGAGACAGACGCAGGTTCACTGTTTCGGTCTTGCGCTCAATATCGCCCATTGATTGACCCTCGTGACCATAAGTGGCATCCTATTCGAATGTAACGCTAATGTAAAGGCAATGTGCGCCGCAAGTCCGATCCCAGGTCGCAAAGTCGATGCGATGCGACGAAGCAGAAAGCGCAAATCCGGCCCGTTGAGCAAGTCGGAGCAAATGGCGCGCGTGCGCGGTGCCGACACCGGGCCGGAGATGGCCTTGCGACGCGCTCTCTGGCAGGCTGGATTGCGTTACCGGGTGCGTCCCGGCATCCCGGGGCGGCCGGACTTGGCTTTCATGAGCTGCAGGATCGCGGTGTTTGTGGACGGCTGCTTCTGGCACGGCTGCGAGGAGCACTACAAGGCGCCCGCGACCAACGCGACGTTCTGGTCGGAGAAGATTGCCCGCAACCGGAAGCGTGACCGGGACGTGGAAGTCTCTCTCGGAAAGCTCGACTGGACAGTGCTGCGCTTCTGGGAGCACGAGGTGGAAGATGATCTCCCATCGGTCATCGGCCGAATTCGATCGGAGATCGTTCGATCGCAGGACCGTGCTCGCATGCGATACACGACGAGCCACAAAACACGAGCCAACTAACCAAGGGGAACCATGAATCGGGAACAGATCGCCTCGATCCTTCGGAAGGACCTGACGGACGCCCAAGACCGGGCGGTCACCTCTTCAAAGCGCCATGTCCTGGTGGTGGCCGGCGCAGGGTCGGGGAAGACCGAGGTCATGGCAAGGCGCATCGCATGGTGGGTCGGCATCGAGGGCGTGCCCAAAGACGCGATCGTGGCGTTTACCTTTACCGAACGTGCCGCCGAGGAGATGAAGTTTCGCATCCGCAGCTGGCTGGAAGCGATCACGCCCGCAGGCGAGGAGGTATCCCTCGGCGGGATGTACGTAGGGACGATTCACGGCTACTGTCTGGCGAAGATCCGGGAATATTGGCCGGACGACTATCATAACTACGACATCCTGGACGAAGGAGCGCGTGCGGCGTTGATTCTGCGCGGCTTCAACGGTCTCCTGGGCCTGAAGTCGCTCAAGGAGGCGACCGGCAAGGGGCGGTACGCGACCCTTGAGAACTTCGTCCAGGCCTACGATCAGCTGCACGAAAACGACTGCTTCGAGGTCGATCTGCCCTCCATTCATCCGCCAGCCGAACTGGGGGAGCCGGAGAGTGAATGGTGCAAGTCGGCACGATTGCTGACCGATGTCGGCGATACACCCGAGGCGGCGGCCTTCGCGCGGGCGGCTGCCCGCTACTATGCCTATCTTCGGTGCCGGCGCTTCCTCGATTTCAGTACATCGCAGACCGAATTTCTCCGAAGGCTCAGGTCTGATCCAAAACGGCGGAAGGAGGTCACCGGGCGTCGGATCCACCTTGTCGTCGACGAGGTGCAGGACATCAATCCCGTGCAACGGAGATTGATCGACCTTCTGGTCGAATCAAGCGGGCGCCTGACGGCGGTGGGTGACCACCGGCAGTCGATCTACGGGTTTCGCGGCGCCAAGGTGGAGATCATTGCCGAGCTGTGGGAGCTGTTCTCGAAATCAAAGGACGCGCAGGTCGTCGATCTTCAGGAGAATTTCCGATCAACGCCGCGAATCATTTCGCTCGCGAACAAGTGGGCCGAAACCATCACGCCCGTCAGGACGATGACAACTCCGGCCATGAAGCCGGGAAACAAGACGCGCAAGGATCAACACCAATCGCACCTCGCATTGGTCAGTTTTGACGATCGGGCGCAGGAGGCCCGCTGGATTGCGGAGGCCGTCCGCGTCCTGGTTCCTTCCGAGGCGGAGGGCGCTCTGCACGACAAGAAGGACGGTTCCCATCGGGGGCTCACGCTTTCGGACGTGGCCATCCTGGTCCGCTCGTCCACGGACGTCCGCACCTATATGCGGGCGCTTGAGGCTTCAGGAATTCCATGTGTGGTCCGGGCCGGCCCTGACCTCTTTTCCCAACCGGAGATTCTGTTCTTCGTGGCTGCGCTGGCCATCTCGGCGGGTTGCCAGGCGTTCATCGGCTCGGATATCAATCCGAAGAGTCTGCCGAAGCGGATCGATTCCGTGCTTGATTGCGCCCCGGAACCCGAGACGGTGCTACGCGAGGCGGCGAGAGCGCTACGTCAGACCGGCCTGCCCTTCGACCGGGATGCCGAGGATCGCGTCTTGATGGCCGCGCACGCCCTCAGGCGCCGTATCGCCGACGGCGAGCATCTCAGCTCTGCAGAAGCCGCCGTATTCCGCACGCCGAGGCTCCGCGCCTTCCTGAAATCCCGCAACGTTCTGCGGCGGGTGTTTCCTCAGCAACTGTTCCACCTCCTGCTTTCGGAGGCCGAAGTCGATGCTTGGGACACCGATTCCGGTCGGGGTCAGGCCGCACTTTTTCATCTGGGAGCGCTCAGCTCGTTGATCACGGGGATCGAGACGCCCGGCTGGACCAGTGCGAAGGACTATTCGTGGCAGGTCATCGGCCTATGCCAGTACGGCGCCGAGGAAGGGAGGGTCGAGGAGCAGCATCTCATGGTTCGGCCCGATGCGGTCACTATCAGCACCATTCACGCCGTCAAAGGACTTGAGTTCCCGGCCGTGTTCCTTGCAGACGTCAATGCCCAGCGTTTCCCTAGCAGTTACGCCTCCAGGATCCCCGAATTGCCACTGGATGGGGCCGTCATAAAGAAAATCGATGTCGCCAGCCTTGCGGACAACAAGAACCACGACGGTGAGCGGCGTCTCATGTACGTCGCCATGACCCGTGCGGAGCGCTTTCTTTTCATAAGCCACTCCGGGAGCAAAACGTCGAAGTTCATCAAAGAACTTCGACCTCTTGTCAACGAGATCGGGGGGATGGTCACGTCGTCGTCCGACGAGCTGCTTGACGCGCTGAGGTATGCACCGAAGGAGCACCGTCGCGACGTCAGATTGAGCACATCCTTCTCCGATCTGCGCTACTACATCGAATGCCCGCATGACTTCTATCTGCGCAAGGTGCTCGGCTTTGCGCCGACGATCGATCAGGCCTTCGGTTACGGACGCGGCGTACATAACTTGATGCGGGCAGTCCACGCCGAACCGAAGAAGTGGGCGCAATTGGCATCGGACCGCAAGCGCCTCGAAAGGGAGATCCAAAGGCTTCTGGATCAGGGGCTCTTCTATCTCCGGTACACGACTGGAGAGCCGGCCGACAACATGAGGGCCAAGGGATTGAAAATCGTGGCCGACTACGTCCAGCGATATGCGAGCGAGCTGGGGAAGCTGACATTCGAGCCTGAGAAGGAATTCGAGACTCTGATCGAGTACGAGGATGGAAACGGCGGTGCGCTCGTCTCCGGTGCGATCGACATCGTGCGCCAGGACGATCCGCCTCGGGTCACCTTGATCGACTTCAAGTCCGGCGATCCGCATTCGGACAAGCATCAAAGGCTCGATGAGGAGGAGATGAAGCTACAGGTCTCCCTCTACGCGGTCGCTGCCAAGAAGGAACTCGAGTACCAGCCTGAGCAGGGATTGGTCCGGTACCTGGACGCGGATGATGAGTACGCCTCGGAACTGCGCGTGCCATTGGACGCCTGCGCACTCAAGCAGGCTAAACAAACCGTGGCCTTGACCGCGGCTCGCATACGTGATCGTGACTTCCATAGGGGGCCTTCCGATCGTGGGGAGGGGAGCAGACAATGCGCTGCCTGCGACTTCATCAGCATCTGTGGGATGAAGGAGGCCATGACTGTCAAGCGAGGCAAGCGGGGCGACTGGTGACGTGTCACCTGCGGAAAATGAGCAATACCTCCGCCTCGCGGCGAGCAACCAACCCAGGCAGTATCTTCCCGCCCCCGTAGACCCACCGGCGCAGTTCACTCGCAGCGGAAACCCAGTCCCGCTGATTGACCCGCCGTCGTAGCGTCGACGTCTGCAGCCGCCCTGCGCCGAGGTTGAAGGTGAAGTCGACGATGGCCGCGAGCCGCCCATCAGGCTCGGTGGCCAGCACCGGGCAGTAGCGCAGCGTGGCGGCGAGTGCCGTCTGCAGGTCTCGGGCCAGATAGACCTCGGCTTCGTCCTCCGTGATCGGCGGATGCTTGGGATCGCAGAGATGCCCGTACCCGATGGTCCAGTACCCAGCCGGGCAGACATAGGGATGCGCGCGGCCGGGGTCGTTCTTCGGCACACGGTGAAACCCCTCGAAACGCTTGGCCAGGTCGATGGCCGCTCGAGGCACCGCGATCACGGCCGCACCCGGTCGAACACGCGCCCGAGGAACCAGAAGTTCAGCACCCCGGCCCACAGCGCCTGATCGGCCTCGGTCCAGGCCGCCTGGATGGCCGCCATCCACTCGGCACCCGCATCGACGGCGCCCACGAACGCTGTGGTCTTGGCCGCGCAGTACAGGGCCATGAACCAGTAGGTGATGACCGGGCGCACGCTGGTGGACAAGGCATCCGCCCACCTCACCCCAGAAGGCCGGCCTTGCGCCGCCACCGCTTCCCGCAAGGCTTCGATGGCCCCGGTGTTCCAGGCCGCATCGGCTCCCGCACCGATCTCGGCCATGCGCTGCGCGCCGCGCAGCTTCTCGAACTCCAGCGCCTTGTCCTGCATGGCGAGCTCGTGACTGCGCTCGCCCTTGCGGTCCAGCCACTTGAGGATCTCGGGCGCCAGACGGAAGGCCCCGCCCAGCAGCCCGCCGAGCAAGGTCTCGATCATTGACCGCCTCCCATCAGCTTCAGCTTGATGGCAGCACCCACCAGCAACGCGGCCAGGATGCCGGTCGTGATGACCTTGACGGCGGTCTGCCAGGCCGTGCGGCGCGCGTCGCGCCAGGCTTCGAGCAGGTCGCGCAGCTCGCGGATGTCCTTGGCGGCGCTGCCGTTCTCAAGTCCAAGGTGCGCGAGGACCCGCTCAGCCCCGCGCTCGGCGGCGCGGTCGAGCAGTTCGTCGAAGTCCTCGCGGCGCAACAGGAGCATGTTCTCGACGAGGGCGGGCGGTTGGGTCGGTTCGGTCATGGCAGGTCTCCAGACAGCGAAGTTGCGGCGTAGGCTCATGTGGCGCAGCCACGTGATGCCGGAGCCAAAAGCGAAACCCGCCTCGTGGGCGGGTTTCTGGTGGGTACGTAGAAGGGAAATCAGACGGCGATGCCCGCGCTCCAGCCGCCAGGCTTGAAGACGGCGAGCTTGGCCTCGTCCTCGATGTAGGCGAGCCACCCGACCTGCGGCGCGTGGTACTCCCAGACGCCGGCGATGCGCACGGCGATCTGGTTGGCCTTACCGGCCCAGGCGCCGGTGGCGCCGGCGGGGATGATGTAGCGGTCGCCGTTGGCGGGACTCGCCGGTGGCGCGGTGAGGTCGCGGTCTTTGACGGACAGGCCGACGATGGCGCCCAGGCGCTTGAAGTTGGCATCCATTTGCGTGTGCCAGCCGGATTCACCCAGCGTCCAGCCGTAGGCAAGCCCCAGGTTCGGTTCGGTCGATGGCATGGTCTATCTCCAGGGATTCGCGGCGTGGTCGATCGTGTGCCGGATGCGCCGCACGACCTCCGGGGCTGCGGTGCGATGGACTTGCCGCGGGTGTTGCCGCCAGTGCCGCCCGACGATGGGCAGGTGCAGCACCGCGCCGCGCCGCGCCACCAGCCGGGTCAGCAGCCAGTCGGCCAGGGGGTGGATGTCGGTGGTGGCCGCGAGCACGGCCTCGACGACTGCTCGGCGCATCACGATCAGCCCGTGAACATGGCTGGCCGAGTGGGCGTGCTGGAAGGCGCTGTAGGCCAGCCGCCGCAGCCCCAAGGGGCGCCCGGCTTCGTCGATCAGCGCCTCGTCGGTGTAGGCCAGCACCGCCTGCGGATGAAATTCGAGCGCATCGGCCAGTTGGGCGAAGGCGCTGGCTTCATACAAATCGTCGGGATCGGCGAAGGACACCAGGGGCAAAGCCCCTCGCGCGTAGCCTGCCGCACGCGCCTTGCCGATCCGGCCAGGGATGCCCGGCAGCACATGCAGCCGGATCGGCGCGCCTGCGAGGCTTGCAATGCAGGCCTCTTGCCATTCGGCGCGCTCGTCGAGCGTGAGCAGGTGCACGTCGATGCGCGGCTGCTCACTCATGTCGAGGGTCAACTCCATCACACCCCACCCCAGTGCTGGCCCCAGCGCAGGCCATAGCCGGCGCGATCGACGCTGCGCACCTGCGCCTGCCAGCTCGTGAGTCCCTCGCGCTCGGCTTCGATCTCGATGGTGATGCGCTCGCCCGCGGGGCCTGCGTCGACGGCGGCACCCACCACATCCCAGGTCCAGCCGTTGCCGGTGAGGCCGACCTCGGTGCGCACCAGCGCGCCGTTGCGGTCGCGGATGCGCACGGTGTAGGTGGTGCCCGGCTCGGGGCCGATGTCGCCCTCGTCTTGCTGGACCAGGTAGGCGGTCTGCTGGGTGCGGTCGCGGTGCGCCCAGGTGAGGATCAGGTCGCCGGCCACGACGGCGGGCTCTCGCTGGCCGTTGAGCCGGATGCGCCCCGGCGGATAGGGCCGCGCCTGCCGGCCGGCGAGCACCAGCGGCTGGCCGTTGGCGGCGAGCACGGACGCGCCCTGGTCGGTCGAGGTGCGTGGGAGGGCGGCGACGAACACCGACTCGCCCGGGGCGCGCTCGATGGTCTCACCGGCCAGCCACTCGCCCACGCCGATGAGCCGGGTGCCGGCCGGATGGGTCTGCGGCGTGGTGTCGAGCGCGCCGCGGGCGAGATCCACCGTGCCCGCGCCGGCATCGAAGGCGAGGATGGCCACCGCCTCGCGGATCTGGCCTGCGGCATCGACCAGGTAGGCGTAGTCGCCCATGCTCAATCGCTCGGGCTGGGACAGCGCCGTCACCGGAACGGCGAGCGCATCGGCTTCGCTCGCCGGCAAGGCGGCCTCGATCTGCAAGAGCGGCGCGTAGTCCTCGCCCACGACCGGCGCAAGGCTGCTTGCAGACGCGCCGGTGGCCAGCATCCAGTTCAGTTGCCCGATGCCACCAGCCGCGGCCAGCGCGCTGACGTAGGTGTCGGTGTCGGTGAGGTAGTCCAGATCGGCGCGGCTCAGGCGCCGGGCGAGTTCCCAGTACGGCGCCTCGACCGCCAGCACCAGCGCCGGCGGCAGGGGCATGAGCGGCGGCTCCTCGACCAGTGGCGGCGGGGGCGAGAGCACGGTGTCGCTCATGCCGAACACGTCCTCCACCGCCTCGATGCGCCACTCACCCGCACCCAGCGCGCCGGTGTCGATGCCGGTGACGCGCACCACCATGCGCGTGACCCCGAGGCGCGGCCAGTGGAGCAGGAACACATCCCCCGGCAGGGGCGGCCGCGCCAGGGCCGCGGGGGCGATGGTCAGCGTCATCCGCGCCAGCGGCGAGCCCAGGGCGCGCAGATCGCGCAAGGCCAGGCGCGCGGCCAGCGGCCCGTAATTGACGCCCGGATAGTCGCGGCGCTGGTTGATCACGCCGCCCTGCAGCTGGATCACGGCGAGGTTCTCGACCGTGACCGTGGCCTCGCCGCCGGTGGCCCAGTCGGTGTAGACCACGGTGATCTCGTTGGGGAGTTCCCCCCACTGCGCGCGCTCGAAGCGTTCCATGCGCGCGATCTCGTCGGGGCCGAGCAGCGGCAGCCCGTCGATCCAGTAGTCGTCGCGCAGGAGCTTCAGTTCGAACGTGCCTTGCTCGGGGTCGAGGTAGAGGACGCCGCCGATGTGGTCGAGCACCTGGGCGATGAAGCCTTCGATGGGCTGCTGGCGCGTCCACAGCAGGTTCAGCCCAAAGCCCTCGCCGGACAGGGCCCAGGCCGCGCTCCAGAAGCTCGATCCGATCGCGCTCACCGGATAGCCCATCCCCCAGTGCGGGTCGGTCAGGCACTGCACCAGGATGTGGGCCGGGTTCATGCCGACGGTCACGTAAGCGCCGCTGTCGGCATCCCAGGCTTGTACTTCAGCAAGCCATTGCATCCAGGGCGCGCCGTGCCAGCCTTCCATGAAGCGGCGCACCCGCACCGCCCAGGGCTTGAGGTAGGGGTTGTTGGCGGAGAACAGGATCTTGCGCGCCACCAGCGACAGCACGCCCCGGAAAGCCGGAATCGCCGCGCCGAGGCGGCTCATCAGGTAGTCGTTGCGGCCCTGGGTGGGTGCGCCGTCCAGCACGTCGATCTCACCCACCACGCCGCCTTCGCGCTCGTCGCCGCCGAAGAGCGTGGGCTTGTTGATGGACAGGCGCCCGATCCCGTGGCCGGCCGGCAGCGGCGCGCGGCTGGCATCGCCCCAGGCGCTGCGCTCGCCGACCTGGATCTCCTGCACCACGTCCACCGGCCCCTGGCACAGTACGAGGTGCAGGCCGATGCGGTAGCGGTAGCCGACGGTCTGCTTCTTGCTGCTACCGCCCATCAGACGCCCTCCTCTTGCGTCGCTTGCTGCCGGGCGTGCTCGACCACCCGCCGCGCCATCGCGTCCCCCGTGGCCAGCAGCGTCTGGGCATCGATGCCTTCGCGCAGGAAGGCGCGGAAGTCCAGGCCCTGGCGCGCGAACCAGGTTCGGGTGCCGTGCACGCACAGGCCCGCGGTGCGCACATGGTCGATGGTGATGAGGAGACGCTCGGTCATGCCGTCGCTCACTTCTTGCCGCCCTTCTTCTTGATCGGTTCGGCCTCCAAGTCGCCGTACCACACGACGTTGGCGCCACGGATCAGCACCGCGCCGAACACGACGGGGATCGGCCGGCCTTCCTCGGCAGTGGGTGCATCGACGTCGGAGAGCGATGCCGGCTTGGGTTCGGGCGGTTTCGGGGCGAGCGCGACCGAGACCACGGCCGCCACGACGATGACGACGAGGTACCACATGGATAGGACTGGGGGGCGTCAGAACACGCCGGTCGCAAACGGGTTCTTGGTCGGGATGGCGGGAAAGCCACCGTAATTGGCCAGGTTGTTGAACCGCGCCTGGCAGATGGCCGTGCTGTGATCGCAGCCGACCGTGAGCTGCACCGCAGTGCCGGCCGGGAGAGACACCGGGTAGAGCAGCTCGACGCCGCTGCCGGTTTCGCTGACGATCATGTGGCGCGCGCCGGCCGGCGTTTCCAGCCAGCCGCCGGCCAGGCCCCCGCTGACGCTGGCGGGCGCGCCGCCCTCGAGATCGGCGCGGCGGCCTTCGATGCTGCTGACCACGGCGCTGGCCGTGATCGGCGTCGCCCCGCAGGCCGCCGAGTACAGCACGTGCGAGCAGGCGCGGCTGTAGAGCCGGCGCAGGCCAATGCGCTTCAAGCTCACCTGCGCGGACTCGCAGCGGATGCGCGCTGCATCAATGGACACCTCGACGCCCAGCACGCGGCCCATCCAGCGCGTGCCGGTGATCCACCAGACATCGCCCCAGTCATCGCGGCGGGCGATGCGCAGCGTCACCGCGCAGGCCTCGGCGGTGAGGGCGCTGGCCAGCAGATGGCGCACGAGGTCCGCATCCGGCGGCAGCCGCAGTTCCAGCGCGCTCTTGGCGGCCTCGGCCCCGAGCACGAGCGCGTTGCGCTCGATGGGCAGCGTCTTGTAGAGGGTGCCGTCCAGATCGACGTCGAACTCGTGCGGCGTCAGATGAAACTGCGCGCTGTCGCTCTCGAAAGCGTAGAGCTCGACTTCGGAAAGTGTCGTTTCGCTCATGGTCAGTACCCGACGTAGACGACGCGGTCGTTGCCGCGCGGCTCGGGCAACTGGCGCGCGGTGAGGGGAATCTCGACCAGCGTGGGGCCGTGCCAGTACAGCTCGACGGCATCGTGGTCGAGGCGGCAGCGGGCGAGGCGCAGGACGCGGCTGCCCGCAGGCACTGGCGCATCGAGTCCCGAGCGCAGCACCAGCACCAGGTGCTGATCCCGATGGCAGGTCGCGGTCAGCGCGTGCTGCCGGCTGCCGTCCGGATGCAGGATCAGGCAGGCGGCGGGGCGGTGCCAGAAGGCGGAGATGTCCTCGCCGGTCACCCGCAGGAAGCCGTCCTCGGGGTCGGCGCTCGCCGTCACCCACAGCACCGGCGCCAGGCCATCGGGCAGCCAGAAGGATTCAAGCCGGCCTTGGGCTTGCCACAGCCGCGCCCGCCAGCGCTCGATCGCCTCCATGTCGCCGGCGAGATAACGGCGCTGGAAGGTCGTCGCCGGCCACGGATCGTCGCGGCGCACCCAGGGATCGGCGCTCGAGAGGTCCTGCCGGGTGAGCACCGCCTGCGCGGTGACCGACGGATCCTCGCGCCAGTTGCCGTCGGGCCAGACCGGAATGCCGTCGAGCAGCGGGTCGCCCAGCAGATCCATGTCCGGCGTGGGCGCGGGCGTGAGGCTGGCGGTGACGCGCCCATCGACCATCCCCGGCACCCATTGCGCCAGATCCGCTCCATCGACGGCCTGTCCCAACACCAGAGGCAGGACAGTGCTGCCCACCGCGGCGGCGCGCGCCAGGGGCTCCGCCAGCCACAGCCGGTCGGTGTCCACCTGTGCCAGCCGCGCGGTCTGCCAGCCATCGGCGGCGAGGACCAGGACCCAGCGCGCCTCCCCGTCCCAGTCCTGCACCCCGTCGAAGCGCAGGCGCAGATCTGCCGCGGGCGGCTCGAACTGGCGCGGGTCCGTAGCCATCACGGCCAGCGCCATCGCGCCGCGCGGGCAGGCTTCGGTCAGGCGCGCCGCGTGCTGCGGCAGCGGCCACAGCGCCTGCTGCCCGAGATGGTCGGCCAGCCAGTCGGCCACCAGCGCATCGCCCGCGCGGCCGTGCCCCACGGCGTAGGTGAGGGTTCGCCTAGGCACGCGCCGCAGAGCCTGGCGGGCTTCGTTGCCACTCGCCAGCCGCGTGACGGCCGTCTGCCACTCCAAGCGTTCGACGAGCGGCTCGGCCCAGTCGTGGCGGAAGGCGAAGACGCCGCGCGGGGCATCGGGCCACGGCGCATCGCCGAAAGCGTCCATGCCGGTGGCGACGATGGCGGCCGAGGCGGTGTCGCGGCGCAGGACTTCCACCAGGATCGCGGGCGCGTCGACGGGCGCCCAGGGCGCCGCCAGGGACTCTGCGCAGAGTCCGCCCGCCCAGTCGGGCGGCCAGGGCGAAGCCGCCGTCTCCGGCATGAAGCGCGCCGCGCCCGCGCCGAAACTCGCGCGGGAAAGCGCCTCGGCCCGCAAGGCGGCCAGCCTGCTTTCGGGCGCAGGCGTGCTGCCCAGCTCCACGCGCTGCTCGGCGACGAGACGCTCGGTCATGCCGACTCCACGCCGAACTCGGCCGCGTTGAAGGCGGCCTCGGTCCATTGGACGTTGCCGTTGGGGTTGCGCTCGAAGAGCGCCGTGTGCCATGCCAGCTGCTCTTGCAGGATGAGCTCGGCGCTCACCGCGGTCTGCGTGCCGCTCATCACCAGCCCTTTGACCTTGCCCAGGCCCGCGTCGGTCTTACGCGCTAGCATAGTCACCTGCACGCCGTGGACGGCGGGCGTGGCCATCGCCGGCAGCGGGGCGATATCGAAGGTCTGGCGCAGACCCGCGGCGTCGGCGCGGATGCCGCTGGCCTCATCGCCGTCGCTGACCGCTTGCCAGGCGCTGGCCGCCCCTTCGACGGTCCATTGGTTGAGCGCCCCATCGGCTTGGGCGGGCAGCGCGTCCACCCGCACGTCGCCGAGGAAAGTGTTGTTGAGGGTGCCTGTGGTGTCGGCGAGGTAGAGGTCGTCCACGTCCAGCGTGACCGGGCAAGGCTCACCCGGCACGGCGCCCACGAAGGCGGTGAGCAGTTGGCCGCCGCCTTGGATGGTGTTCTGCGCGGTCAGCTGGACGGCAAGGAGGCCGTTGACCCGCACGCTCAACACTCCGTTGCTCGTGCCTTGCGTGACCTGCAATTCGACGTAGTGCCAACCGCGTGCCGGGGCGGTGGCGATCGAGGTCGAGAGCAGCTGCTCGTAGCCGTATTGCCCACGGTAGAGCTTCAAGCGCCCGTCCTCGCCGATTCTCACCAGATGCGCGACCTGCGCATTCGCATCACGCACGCCCAGCAGCACGGGCTCTGCGCCCGTGTTCTCGAAGGGCGCCACGCGGATGGCCGCGCCCACGATGAGGCTGGCGCGGGTGGCATCGAGGTTCTTGACGTAGCCGCCGCCCGCGCCTTCCGGCAGGCGCAGCGCGTAGGACGAAGGCCGCCGACCGGGGATGCGAGTGGCCGCAGGCGAGAGATACGCCGCCTTGCCGCGCGCGAGCCACGGCTGGCCGAAGGGGTCCAGCGTCTGCGGGTCGTAGTGGTCGAAGCCGTCGATGAAGAGCAAGGCCATGGCTTATCCCTGGAGTGCGGCGCGCACCGCGCGGGCGTTGCGGCCGATGATGTTGAGGATCACCCGCTCGCTGGCGGGTGTTTGCAGGTGGTCGTGGGTCACGCCGGGGTCGATGGCGTTGACGATGCGCACGGCCTGATTCACTTGCGGCGCGGCCTGTTGCACCTGCACCTGCGGCACGAGGCCGCCGGCGGCCAGGGCCAGGCGCTGGCCATCCCAGGCGGGCGGGGCTTTCAGGCCATTGAGGGCATCCAGGAACGCCACGCCGACCCGGCGCACGGCGGCCGCACGCACCACGTACTCGCCGGCCGACAGCCGCGCCGGAATGGAGTCGCTGGTCGAAGTTCCCGGCCCCATCACGTAGCCACCCGAGGCGAACTTCTTGACCTTGCCCATCAGCGCCATGACCGCGGCCACCATGGCCGCCATCGCGGCCAGCGCCAGCCCGGGCCCCACGATGGGAATCGCGGCCTGGGACGCGGCCGCCCCGGAGCCGGCCTCGGCTGCGTTGGCGCTGACCTTGGCCGCCGTCTCGGCCTGCTTGGTGGCCACCGACTGCGCCGTGGCTGCCTGCTCGATGGCGGCTTCCTGCTGGGTGAAGCCCAGCTTCATCGCCAGCATCTTCGCCTGCATCGCCACCCACTGCTGGAAGGGCTGGATGACCAGGTGCTGCAGGAAGGCCTCCGAGATGCTGCGGAAGATGTTGGAGAGCCCTTCGCGCAGGCTTTGCGCGCCGCTGACCATCCCCTGCACGGCCTGCCCGAAGCCCTCGCCGATGCGGTTCCACAGCGGGGCGAGCTCGTCGGTCACGAGCCGCGTGCGTTCGAGCTCGTTGCGCCACGCCTGCACGCGGATCACCGCCTCCGGCCCGATGGCCTGCGCGGCCTGCTGCATCGCGGGCAGGAGGCGCTGCATCTCGGCGGCCGACTGCTGTTGCAAGGCCACGATCTGCTGGCGGGCCTGGGCTTCGGTGAGCAAGCCCGCCTGGGTCTGGATCTGGATCGCCTCCTGGGCGTTGCGCAGCCGTTCGGTGACCTGCCGCCAGGCGGCTTCGAGCGCGGCGAGGTTGGCCTGCGCGGCCTTCACGTCGATCAGCCGGTCGATGAGCGAGACGCCGTCGGCGTCGCTCTCGGCCGCCAGGCGGGCGCGCAGGTCCCGATAGCTGCGTTCGATGGCGGCTCTGCGCTCGGCATCGGTCGCCGTGCCGGTGAGCTGGGCCAGTTCCTCCCGGGCCTGTGCCAGTGCGTCGGCCAGTTCGCGCTCGGCCTGCGCCGCGGCTCTCGCGTTGGCCTGCTCGATGTCAGCGCGCTTGTTGTTGAGCACGATCAGCTCGGCCTCGAGCCGCGCGACCTCGCCGCGGGCGCGCAGGCGCTCGTTCTCGTTGCCGGCGCCGGCGGCCACCTGCCGGCTGCGGGCGAGTTCCTGCTGCTTGCGGGCGATCTCGGCATCGATCGCCTGCTGCTCGAGCGCGGTCTTGCGCGCGTGGTACTCGCGCAGCGAGATCAGGCGGTCTTGCAGGGCGGCATCCAGCGCGGCCTGCTGGCGGCTCAGGCCGTCCTTGAGCAGGGCGAGTTCGGCATCCAGTTGCGCCTTGATCCAAGCGGTCTGCGCGCCGGTGCTGTCCTGGGCCGGCTTGGGTTTGGCCAGCCGCTGCATCAGATCCGGATCGGCCTGGATCCGGGGTGTCCGGACTTCGATCGGCTTGGGATCGAACAGGCTGTCGCGGAACGCGGCCAGTTCGTCCAGGCGGCGCACGAGGCTGCCCTTGAGCTCGGCGATGATGGCGCGGGCCCCGGCGGTGTTGCCGCGCAAGGCCTCGACCGCCGCCGCCACCCCGGCGCCGATCGCCTCGCCCAAGGCCACGAAGCCCTTGCCGACGGTGGCCGCCCCCAACGCCAGGGTCTTGAGCACCAGCACCACGCCGTCGAGCACCGCGCGCAAGGCGCCGCCCTGCTTGGCCGACTCGACCATGCCGGCGGCCATCTCGTTCATCGCCGGCAAGAAGGCCTCGATCACCCGGTTGGCGATGCTGGTGGTCGCCAGCTTCACCTTGGCCAGGGCGTCGTTGAAGGCTTCGGCCTGCGCGGCGGTTTCACCACCGATCTGCACGCCCAGCGCTTGCATCTCCCCGGCGAGCGCCGTGATGCCTTCGCGCCCCTGGTTGAGGAAGGGGATCAGCTCGGCGCCGCTCTTGCCGAAGAGTTCGACGGCCAGCGCCGACTTCTGCGCCCCATCGGGCATGGCCGCAAAGCGCTCGGCCAGATCGAGCAGCACCGCGTCGGTGGCCCGCAGCGTGCCGTCCTGGTTCTGGAAGGCCACGCCGAGCGCGGCAAAGCGCCGCGCGGACTCGTCCGAGCCCGTGGCCGCCTCGAACATCGAGGTGGCGAGCTTCTTGAGCCCGGTCTCGAAGGTCTGCGCCGAGACACCGGACAGTTCGGCCGCCGGCATCAGGGTAGAGAGGGCCTCCACCGTGATGCCCACGCGCTGCGAGAGCTTGTTCAGCGCATCGGCCGAGTCGAGCGCGGACTTGACCATCGCGCCGAGCCCGGCGACGGATACCGCCACGCCCAGGTTGGCGAGGACGCCGTTGACGCTCTTGGCCGCATCGGCCAGACCGCCCAAGCCGCGCTTGATCGAGTCGAAGGCCGCGCGCGTCTCGTCGACGGCGCGGATGAGGATTTGGGCGCGGTTGTTTGCCATGACTTGGTATCCCCTGACGCCTGCGCTAGAATCTGACCAGACTGGTTAGATTCGGAGGCCGCTATGCGCACTTGGCAAATTCAAGAAGCCAAAGCCCACTTGTCTGAACTCGTGCGGGACACGGAAAGCGCCGGCCCACAGGAGATCACTTGGCATGGAAGGGTTGTGGCCGTCGTGCTATCGAAGGCCGAATACGAACGGTTGACCGGTACCGGGCATTCGCTGGTTGAATTCATGCGCCGCTCCCCGTTGTTCGGCAGCGATGACATAGACCTCACGCGCGATGCCAGCCTCACCCGTGAGGTGTCGATTTGAGCTACCTGATCGACACCAATGTGCTGTCAGAACTGCGCAAGCGTGAGCCGGACGCCAAGGTCGCTCAGTGGTTTGCCAAGCGCCCGGCCAGCACCCTGTACTTGAGCATGCTGACGCTTGGTGAGCTACGCAAAGGCATCGACGCACTGCCAGAAACGCCCCGTAAACTGGCGCTGCTTGATTGGCTGGAAGCCGAGTTGCCGATGTTTTTCGCGGGCCGGATTCTTGCGGTTGATTCCAAGGTCGCTGATCGATGGGGCCGCTTGGTGGCGCAGGCTGGCCGCCCCTTGCCTGCCATCGATAGTCTGCTGGCAGCCACGGCTTTGACCCATGGACTGACGCTGATCACGCGCAACCTCAAGGATTTTCAGCACCCGGATTTGGTGGTGCTTGATCCCTGGTCAGAGTAGACAACTCTGTCAGCGCAGCATGTCGTCCAGTTCCCGTTGAATCGCCCGCGCCAGCGCCGGCAAGGCCCGTTGCACCCCGGCGGCGAGATCCAAGCGCCGCTTCAGATCCACCCGCCGCACCAGCACGGCGATCGGAATCTCCTGGCCGCGCTGCAGACGCTTGGTGCCGGAGCGCTGCCGCTCGGCGCGCTTGAAGCGGGCAAGTGGCGCGGCGTTTTCCCGGATGTTCTCGGCCATCAGCAGCACGCGATCGTTCTTCTCGACGAAGAAGGCATTGCCCGAGCGCATCAGGTCGTCGATCACGGCTTTGAAGCGCTTGGGACCGATGCGGGTAGGCAGCAGCGGGATCAGCATCCGGCCTGCCACCGTGCCGCCTTGGGTGTGGATGGCGAGCCACGGAATCCGACTGCCCACCCACAGCGCGGGCAGTCGGTCAGGCTTGCGGTCAAAGACCTTCACGCCCATCGACGCCACGAAGCTCGCACGCCGCACCTCAAAGGCGCTACGCATCGCCGAGCGCGCCGCCTCGTGCACCTCGCGCCCACCGGCGCGCATGCCGCGGGCGACGGCGGCGTGGATCGCCTGCCCGCGCTCGGCGCTCCAGGCCGAGAGCTGCCGCGGATCGAGCAGTCCGGCGGTGGTGAGCGAGATGCGCATGAGTCAGCCCTCCAACAGCTCGCGTTGCAGCCGTTCGATGGCTGCGCGCTCGCCCTGGGCCGCCACGGCGTGCACGGCAAGTCGCAAGGCGAGCTGCTGCCGCTCGATGCGTGCATCGGCGTCCAGCAAGGCCCGCGCCTGCGGCAGCGTGTAGCGCATCACGTCATCGAGCCGGTGGCCGGCGCGGATTAGGCGGGCGACGGCGTCGTCCCAGCCTGCATCTGGCCCAGGGTCGGGGTCAGCCGCTGCGCCGCGCCCTGGATCGCCGGCGCGACCTGCCCCACAAAAAAATCCGCGTTCACCTCGAACACGGCCGCCGCCAAGGTGACGGCCTCATCGAGCGAGAGGTCGTTCACCCAGGCCCGCTCGCGCCGGGTGGTCAGGGCCAGCAGATCCAGCACCGCCTCGCCGTGCCGCGCCAGGAGGTCGAACCAGTCCGGCTCGGCCGAGAGGTTGGCAGAGAGATCAGCGGTCATGGGCCGCACCACGGCAAGGAGGCGCGGCAACTCGCCCAGCCGGATCGGCGTGAGCTCCACCGTGGAGCCGGCCACCGTCACCACCTTGGGCACGGGCGGGAAGGTCTGGAAGTCGGTGCGCGTGTGGGTCATCGCCATCCCTTTACAAGAGCACCAGGCGGCCGAACTGGCCCAGATCGCCGCCGACCGGTTTGGTGAGGTCGGCCAGCACCTGGCCGGAGAGTTCGAACTTGAGCAGCTCGTCGGTGATGATGGACAACTCCTTGGCCGGGTTGATGGCCACGCGGTACAGGTCGATCACCACCTCGCGGTTGCCGTCGGCGGTGTTCAGGCCCTCGAAGCGGATCCAGCGTTCGGGCAGGGCCTGGGTGAACATCGCCGTGCGGCTGGCCGCCCCGAACGCGTAGTCCACCGTGAAGGGCTCGGTGTAGGGGCCGCCGGTGGTGGCGTCCAGGATCACCAGCGAGCCGTGCTTGGCGTGCACCTGGTACTGCGCCGGCGGCAGCGTCTTGGGGGTGGTCGGGTCGGAGTCCTGGACCTGCACCGCCGAGACGTTCTGGTGCGCCAGCGGATAGAGATGCCCGGGCGTGACCGGGTTGGGCAGCGCTTCGCCCGTGACCGTCCCCGGCGTGACCTGGGTGCTGTGGCCGTAGAGCGCCAGCGCCAGGTTGGCCGGGATGAGTTCTTCCAGCGTGCAGGCGAACTCGCCCTTCTTGGTCTTGATCAGTTGCAGATCGGTGAGCCGCTGGCCGGACTGCGCCTCCTGGTGCTCGATGGTGTCCACCGACAGCGACACCTTGAGTTCCGGCACGTTGCCGACGAAGGCGAGGCCTGCCGGGTTGCCGGCCGAGTCGCGCGCGCCGATGTAGACGCGCCCCTGTCCAGAGAAATAGGCCATGGTCAGTCTCCTTGGGTGGCGGCCGTCGTGGAAGCGCCGGAAGCCGGCTCGCGGCGGGCGGGTTTGGCGTCGAGGGCCGGGGTGGCTGCCTTGGCCGCGCCCTGGGCGATCAGCCAGCGGGCGCTGGCCTCAGGGAGATCGAGACGGTCGCCTGCGGCAAGGCGCCGGCCGGCGTGGGTGTGGGGTTGGAGCAGTTCGATGTGCATGTGGGTCATCCTGTCTGGGTGAGGTCGATGGCGTGGGTGCGGTAGCGGATCTCGTAGCGCGCAGGCAGCAGCACGGCCCCGGCGTCGGCGTCTTCGGCCTCCCACTCGGCGTCGATCTCGCGCACGGCGATGCACAGCCCGCCGAGGTTGGGATCGGCCAAGAGCGCCGCGTGGGCCGCGACCAGCAGCTGGTCGGCCACCTCGAAGGCGTCCGCGCCGCGCGCCACCACCGCAAGCCGCACGACCAGCAGCCGGTCGACCAGGTGGTTGGCGCAGGCGGTGATCTGGTCGCCTTCGGCCCAGAGCAGCAGCGCTGGACTGGCCTCGCGGGTGAGCGGCACGGTGGGCTGGCGCAGCACCGGGATGGGCGCGATCGCAGCGCTCAGGCGCGTGACGATGGCCCGCAAGAGGCGCTCGCGAATGGAAGGCATGGCGCGGTCCTCAGAGCCGGGTGAGCCAGGCGCGGCACTCGGTGCCGTCGCCGATCGACCGCACCTCGCGCACCTGGTAGGTATTGCCGGCCACCTCGACCGTGTCGCCGACGGCCAGCGTCAGCCACGCGGCCGGGTAGTCGATCTGGTGCTCGCGCGACAGCGCGAAGCCCTCGAGCACCGTCTCGTCCGGGGCGCGGAAGGCGCAGGGCACGGTAGTGCCGGCCACCGTGACGGGGGTCAAGAGCCCGGCGCGATCGGCGGCACGGTAGAGATCCTCGAGGCGGAGCATGGCAGCGGTTCAGGCCGTGACGTCACACCGTGAGCTTGACCAGCACGCCCGGTCGGTGGCACATCGGCAGCGGGTTGCTCTGGGTGTGCAGATCGGTGCCGCGGTCGAACTTGCGCGGCTCCTGCTTGGCGTACAGCGGCTGGCCCAGCGTATTGACCGTCTCGTTGAAGTCGGCCGGCGCGAAGTAGGTGGCGAAGGTGTCCACCGTGCCCAGCGGGAAGGCGTGCGCCTCGCCGGCGGCGATGAAGCGGCGCACCGTGCCGTCCGGGCTGCTGGCCTGGCCGCGGTACTCCTCGAAGGTGAGGCCGGCGAAGGTGAAGCCGGCGCGCACGTCGTTGATGAGGATGGCGCCCTGCTGCCAGTTCGTGTATGCCTCCTTGACCGACTTGTGCCCGGTGAGTTGACGGAAGAACTCGGGCGAACACAGGACGTGCACGCCGCTCATGAACTCGCCCTTCAGGTGCTCCTCGATGTGGGCGAGCACCTCGTAGCAGTGGCCCTTGACGTCGCTGTTGGCATTGGCCAGATCGAAGGCGATGGCGGCCTGACTGAGATCGAACTCGTCGAACAGGTCGTAGATGGTGCTGCCGTCGGCATCCAGGATCTGGCCCTTGAGCGCGCCCATGCGCAGGTGCTCGAGGGTGATCGCGTGCTTGTTGCGCATGGTCTCGAGATGTCGCGCGAGCACGCCGGCGACTGCCTCCATCTCGGTTTCCGAGCCGAAGGCGCGGATGCCCTGCACCTCCTCGGGCAGCACCACGTCGTCGTGCGGGATGTGCGGCACGACGAAGGAGCGCAAGGCGCGCCGGCCGCGTTCGCCCACCGTGCCCGGCGAGCCGGGCGGCCGGGTGGGCAAGAGGTTCAGGCGCCCGGCGTACTCCTCAATGACGACCTGGCGCGTGCGCACGGGCTTAGGGGGGAAGAGGTTCAGGGCTTCCAGCCGCCCGTAGCGGTTGGGGATGAGGTTGATGGCGGCCGTCAGGCTGGCCATCGAGAAGCCGGGGGCATCGAAGGGATTGAGCATCGGGGGTCTCCAGAAACAGCAAACCCCGCCACCTGGCGGGTTGCTCGAGGTTGGGGAAGGTGCGGAATCAGGCGCCGTCGCGCACCAGGATGCCGCGGGCTTCGAGCTGGGCGATGGCCGCCGTGCGCTGCGCAGCGGTCAGGCCGGTAGGCCAGATGAGAGCCTGCCGCGCGACGATGGCATGGCGGGCGATCAGGATCGCATCCTCGCGGTCGATCAGCGTCGCATCGACCGCGTTGCCCAGGACGCCCGCGGCCACTTCCGTGCCGTCGGTGGCGCTGGGATCGAGGGCCGCGAGCTTGCCCGTGGCCGTGACGCGCCCGACCACGGCGCCCAGCGGCAGGTTCTGCCCGGCGGCCACGGTCGCCTGTTCGCGCGAGTACAGGTTCGGCGCCTCGTACTTCAAGAGGTCGCCGAGGTGGGGAGCTTGGGTGAGCGTGGGCATGGTTCACTCCCGGGTGACGAGTTTCTTGACGGCGGCGACCACGGGCGAGGCGGCCGGGTCGGCGCCAGGGGCGGCCCAGTCCTCGGGGCCATGGGTCGAGCGCACGGCGGACTCCGTGCTGCGCTCAGCGCGCGCTTCGATCAGGGTGCGGCGCACCGCGGCTTCGGTGTGGCCGGCCGCGATGAACTCGGCGGCGCGCTCGGGGCAGCCGGCGATCAGGCACAGCTCGGCGATCGTTTGCGCGGACTGCGCCGCCTCGCGGCGGGCCTCAGCGGCCAGCGCTGCGACGGTGTCCGGGCCGAGCGCCTCGGGGGTGTGCTCGGGCGCGTTCCCGGGTGACGCATCGGCTGGGGTGTGGGTTGGTGGGGTGGTTGGGGAATGGGTGGGAATGTCGGTCATCGCGGGGGTTCCTCGCAAAGCGTTCGCCTTCCCGGTCGGTCTCTGGCGCGGCGGGGAAGGCAAACGCCGCGGGGTGGCAAGCTGTCGGTCGAGTTCGGCCAGCACCGCAGGCAGCGTGGCCACGCCATCGGCCAGGCCCGCGTCCATGGCCTGCGGGCCGAAGAAGAGCGCGGCATCGGTCGCGCGCACCGCGTCCTCAGGGGTGCCGCGCATCGCCGCCACGTGCGCGACGAAGAGGCCGTGGAGCCGGTCCACCTCGGCCTGCAGCGCCGCGCGCGCAGTGTCGTGAAGCGGCTCGTGCGGCGAGTAGTCGTTCTTGCGCGCGCCGGCGGTGATCGCCGTGTAGCGGTAGCCGTCCTGGGCGTCCTTGGCCGATTGGTCCACGTGCAGCGCGATCACGCCGATCGAGCCCACGCCGCCGGTCTCGGTGACGTAGAGCCGCTCGGCGGCGCAGCCGATCGCGTAGGCCGCGGAGAAGGCCGCGTCGTTGGCCACGGCCCAGACGGGTTTGAGGCCGGCTGCCTCGCGCACGCGGCGGGCAAGCTCGAAGCAGCCGCCGGTCTCACCACCGGGCGAGTCGATGTCGAGCACGATGCCGGCGACCAGAGGGTCGCTCAAGGCAGCCTCCAGCCGCGCGCCGATCTCGGCATAGCTCACCAGCCCCGAGGCCGCTTCCAGTCCCAGCGTGCGCTTGACCAGGGTGCCGTGGATCGGGATCACCGCGATCGACGTCTGCGGATGCGCCGCAGGGTTCGGGCTTCTCGGTAGCGGCGGCGCGAGTTGAGGATCCGGGCCGGCCAGCGGCAGGCGCTCGGCGAGCACCGCGAGGATCACGTCGAGCTTGGCGCGCTGCACGAGCAAGGGCGTGCCGAACAGGCGGGCGGCAAGATGCGGGAGCATCGGTGTCAGTCCTGAGAATCGGTGTCGGGTGCGGGGGACGGCACCGGGGTGGTCGGCCGGTCATGCCGGGGGTCGGAATCGAAGACCAGCCCGAGGCCATCCGCTCGCGCGTTGTCTGCGGCGATTTCGCGGTCGATGTCCTCGGCGTCGTAGCCGTAGGCCGAGATCGCCTCCGAGCGGCTCATGAGCCCGGCGCGGATCGCAAGCTTCAAGGCGTTGAACTCCTTGAGCGGATCGACCCACTGCCAGCCCTGCGGAATCCACTTGGCGGCGAGGAACTCGCGGCGCCGGCGCACAAAGCCCGGCAGCGACAGCGCCCCTTCGAGGGCGGCCTGCTCCATCCAGGCGCGCCACACCGGGCGGCACAGTTGGTGCACGATCACCCCGTGCTGGATGGCCTCGCAGCGGCGGCGGAATTCCAGCAGTCCTGCGCGGATGCTCGAGTAGTTCACCTGGGTGAGGTCCCCGGTGAGCATCTCGTAGGTGATGCCCATGGCCGCGGCCACGGCCCGGAACTGCTGGCGCATGAACTCGCCGTAGCTCGAGCCCACGTCCGCCGGCGCCGAGAACTTGATGTCCTCGCCCGGCTCCAGGATCTGCAGCGTGCCGGGTTCGAGCCCCGCGAGCGCCACCCCCTGGGCATCGGGCAGCCCCTCGCCCATCAGGCTGTCCTCGGGAGCAAGCCGCGTGATGAAGCCGGCGAACATCGCGGCGGTTTTCTTGCGCACGAGCTCGGCGTCGTCGTACTGGTCCAGTTCGTGCAGCTTGATGAGGGCGCGGGCCAGCCACGGCTCGCCGCGGATCTGCCCCGGGCGCAGCGGGCGAAACAGGTGGATCACCTCGTCTGCGGGCACGCGCACGGTGTCCAGCCCTCCTGCGGCAGCCCCCGTGCCCGACATCGGAGCGAGGCTGCCGTCGCCCGGGTGCGAGCGGGTCAGGTGGTAGGCCACGCGCCGGCCGAGCCGGTCGAACTCGATGCCCGCGCGGATCGCGTGGCCGGAAGGCAGGTCCCGGTTCAAAGTGGTCGGCAGGTGCTCGGGCTCGAGCAGCTGCAACTGCAGCCCCACCGGCAGGCCGTCCTCGGGGCGGCGCCAGCGCAGCCGGATCAGGCACTCACCGCCTTCGAGCATGGCCCGGCAGGCCAAGGCCTGCAGCCCGTAGAAGTCCGTCAGGCCCGCCGCGTCGGCCTCCTCTACCCAATCCCACCACAGCGCGTGGATGGCCTCGCGGATCGAGGCGTCCTGCACCATGCTCTGCGGCTTGATGCCGGTGCCGATGGCGTTGGCCACGAACGCCTCGATGCCGGCGGCGGCCCAGGCGTTGCGCCGGGCGAGATCGCGGCTCTTGGCGCGCAGCTCGGGCTGCGTGTAGGCCAGCGCCGCCACTGCTCCGGGGTTGCCGACCTGCCAGGCCAGCGAGCGGCGGCCGCCGCCTGCACCGTCGTAGGGGGGGCCGGCACCCAGCAGCCGGCGCTTGAAGCTGTGCCACCAGCCCATCGTCAGGTCCCCTTGCTGGTGGTGACGCGGATCTGCCGCGGCGCGGCGGGCCACAGCCCGGTGGCCACGGCCTGCTCGAAGAGGTCGCGCTTGACCGCGCGGATGGCGGCCTGCAGTTCCTCCACCGAGCGGTACTCGACGGTCTTGTCGCCGAAGGTCACGCGCCGCTCGCCCTTGGCCAGCGCCGCTTCCAGGGCATCGAGGTCGGATTGGGTGTAGGCCATCAGCGGTAGACCACGAGGTTGACCTCAAGGGAGTCGTCGAACGCGGTGGCCGTGGTGGCGCAGCTGAGGTCGACGTGCTGGGCGGTCTTCTGGTCGGCGGTGGCGCGCACGACGGCGATGCGCTGCGTGCCGCTGTTGGTGCTGCTGCGGGCCAGCGCCGTCCAGCAGTAGTCGGCATCCGGCATCGGCGTGGCAAAGCTCACGCGGTAGCGGCCGGCCGCGGTGCGGGTCACGCTGGCCACGTTGTGGGCGGCGCGTACGACGATCTGGTTGCCGACATACCCGAAGCACACCCAGGCCCGGGCCAGGCCGGGGTGGGTGGCGTCGATCTTGGTCCGGACCTCCAGGCCGATGCGGCTGGCCAGGGCGGCGATGCGCGAGGCCAGGCTCATCAGACGAGCGCCCCTTCGAAAACCGCGACGAAATCGGTGTCGGTGTTGCCGACATCGGCACTGGCCACCGCGCCGATGTTGCTGCGCGCCTGGGCGGCTTCGGCGGCGGTCAGCGTCTGCGCCGCATCGAAGCGCACCCGGTTGTTGACGGCGGCCAGCAGCGCGTCCAGGCCGCTGGTGCCGTTTTGCAGCAGCTGCTGGATCTCCAGCAGGGTGTCGTAGGCGGCGTCCGCCCCGCCCAGGATCTCGGCTTTGAGCGCATCGAGCAGCGTGACGATCTTGCTCGACGAATAGGTGCTGGTGGTGGCGACCTGGGTGTCGTCGATCGCGCCGGACGCCAGCACCGCGGCCTTCAGTTCGTTGATCGCCGCCACCAGGCTGGACTTGGCGGTGGTGGTGAGGTTGGCGAGGTTGCCGGCCTTGGCGCGCACGTCGTTGAACTCCTGCGCGACGCGGATGACCAGGCTCTCGATGCGGGTGGCCAGACTCATGGGGTCTCCTTCGGGGTTCGGATCAGCCAGCGGGGATCAGCGCAGCCAGGGGCTGCGGATCACCCGCCGACGTGATGGGGTTGCAGAAACGGTGAGGCCACCTCGCTGGGTGGCCTCGTCGGGGTTCAATGCAGGAACCGGTGGCGGCGCATCGGGTGGTGGCGCCAGCCCCAGTGGCCGCTCCAACTCGCGCCAGTGGCGTTCCTCGAAGCGATCTAGCCCCGCTGCGCTCGCGGCGGCGCGGGCGTAGACGTAGCAGTCCAGGGCTTCGTTGCGCTCGCGCATCTTCTGCCACTCGCGCACCGGGTAGCCGTTGCGGTCGCGCCGGGTGACGAGCTGCTCGGCGCACAGCTGCTGGATGAACTCGGCGTCGATCTTGGGCAGGTGCACGAAGCCGGCCGGATAGACCGGGGTCGAGCCATCCTCGGCCACGTCGGCGCTTTTTCTCAGGTTGTTGTAGAGCTCGAGCTTGGCGATGCCCACCGCCACGCTATAGACCTTGATGCCCCGGCGCAGCCGCTTGCCTGCCTGCGAGACGTCCACCGCGGTCGGCGTGCCGATCAAGGCGGCCCCACGGGCCACGCCCTTGACCGCCATCACCCGCGGATCGCGGCAGGCGCGCACGAAGGCGTAGGCTTCCTGGGTCGCAAAGCCCGTGTCGAGTGCCAGGCGCGCCAGCGGCATCTGCGCGCCGCTTTCGTGCGTCCAGGTCTCGGCGACGAGTTCCGCGAGGCGCTTCCACACCGCATCCCGCGCCGTATCACCCATCAGCACCCGATGCTCGACGAGCCAGGCTGCCTTGCCGCGCCCGAAGGCCCAGATCGAGGCCTCGATGCGGTCCTTCTGCACGTCGGCGCCACCCACCAGCAGCAGGCCGCCTGCGGGCACCCGGCCCAGGGGATAGTCCTCTCGCCGCTCGAGCAGGCGCTGCCAGTCCGGCGTCTCGCCCTCCTCGACCCAGGTTTCCCCGAGTTCGGTGTTCTTGAAGGTCTTGATCGCGGCGGCCGAGCCGGACTCCTTGCCAACCGCCGCTTCCCATGCGGCGGCGATGTCCCGCCAGGACCGCCAGCCCACGGGGCTGTAGAGCGACGAGAGGTGAAAGCCTGCCGTCTTGGCACCGGGGGCGCACGCCTTCCACTCCCCATGCTCGAGCATCCAGGTCTTGTGGTGTTCGGCAATCGGCGCGTCGCACGACTCGCAGATGTAGGCCGCCGACTCGGGCTCGCCGCGCTCCCATCGAAGTTGCTCGAACCTCAACCACTGGCGGTGGCCGCAGTGCGGGCAGGGCACGAAGTAGCGGCGCTGGTCGGACGCCTCGTACTCGCGCTCGATGGCACTCGCGCCCGCGATCGTCGGCGTGGAGACGATGAGAATCTTGCGCCGCGCAAAGGTGCGTGTGCGCGCCTCGGCCAGCGAGATGGCATCGCCCTCACCCTCGACGTCCAGCGGATAGCCGTCCACCTCGTCGAGAAAGAGATAGCGCACCGGCATCGAGCGCAGGCCCACTGCCGAGTTGGCGCCGGTCATGACCAGCACGCCGCCGCGGAACTCTTTGGCCAGGATCGTGTTGCCCGAATCCCGGCTGCGGGCCGGGGCGATCAACTCCGAGAGCACCGGCGACTCCTCGATCAGCGGGTCGATGCGCTGCTTGGAGTTGCGCTTGGCCATCTCCACCGTCGGCCACACCGCCATCATCGGCCCCGGCGCGTGGTGGATCACGTAGCCGATCCAGTTGCTGCCCATCTCGGTCGCGCCCAGTTGCGCGGCTTTCATGAACACCACCCGCTCGACCGGGGAGGTCGGCGAGAGGCAGTCCATGATCTCGCGCAGGTAGGGCGTGCGGCTCGTGCGCCAGCGCCCCGGCTCGCTCGAGGCCTTGCTCGAGAGCACCCGATGCCGGTCGGCCCATTCGGAGACCGTCAGCAGCGGATCGGGGGTGAGCCCCTCGCGCCAGGCCCGTTCGATGTCGTCGGCGCCGTCGTAAGAATCACCCATGCCAGGCATCGATGCGCTGCTCACGTAAACCCATACACCCCATGCAAAAACCGATGTACGATCACTGGCCGTAACGAAGCGGCTTTATGTGCGGGACGCGCATTCGAGTGTCGCTTCGGGGCCGGGGGAACCCGTTAACCCGGTCACACCCCGTTTGGGACTGCCGACGCGCGGATAAGTCCCGTTCGAGCGGCAGGCTGACTCAGGCGCCCACCCTGGGTCACTCGTGTTTGGCGGTGGCGACGTTCCGACTGGCCTACCAGAACCGCCCATGCCCGCAGCGAGTCGGCGCGTGCGGGCATTTTTGTTAGTCGAAGATGCGCAGGTGAGTGCCAGTCGCCGCGTGCTTGCTCATCGTCAGTCCACCCGCGGTCGCACCTCGCCCAGTTCCTGCAAGTGCTCGCGCACGGCCGCATCGAGCGCCACGTGCAGCGCGTGCGCATCGACGTTCAGCCGTGCGGCCATCTGCGCCGAGATGCGCGCCGGCCAGTTCAGCCACGCATCGCGCTCGGTGCGCGCGAGCTTGAACACGTGAGAGACGGCCTGCGCGCGATCGACGAGTTCCCCCTTGCGCTGCGCCAGCTCCACCTTGTTGAGCTGGGCCTTGAGCACCTCGTTGACCGTGCGCGCCTGCAAGAGCGACGTGCCGCCGGTGGGCAGCGGCGGGGCGATGGGGTCGGGGATTTCCCGTTCGGGTCGGGCCTGGGT